TAACCCTCTACCAACAGTTTCCGTGCTTCATTGTGCAGCATTTCTATCATCTCCTATGCCTATTATACACCTGTTGTAAAGGAGTGACCGCTTTTGTGAGAAGTGCTATAAACAGTCATCGGGTGAAACAAGAGCAAGCGCCTTTTCGACCATCTGCGGCAAAAGCGCAGCAATCGGCAGCCCCACTTCCGCAAAATAGCCTTCATCTTCGACCACAGCATCTCAATCGGATTCAAATCCGGGCTGTGTAGCGGCAGGTAGAGCGGAATCACGCCCGCTGCGCGCAGCGCTTCTTTTACGCCCTTGACATGATGCGAACGCATGTTATCCATGACAACGATGTCACCACGGTGAAGCGTCGGAATTAGCACATTTTTCAGATAGTCAAGGAAACGTTCCCCTGTTGTGCCGCCCGAATACATGGTGTATGTGATTTGACCGTTCAGGCGGACAGATGCCAGAACAGTTTGACTCATCGGCGTATTCAGCGGTGCGCTGCAATGCACTCGTGCCTTGCCAATCGCACGCCCGTATCGGCGGGTCATGTCGATGTTCACGCCGCTCTCATCCAGAAACACAAGGTTGTATTGCTCAGCTTCCCAGTTTAATTCTTTCCACTTGATACGTTTTGCCTGCACATCGGGGACGCTCCTTTTCTGTCGCAGAAAGTCCCACTTTCTTCACGCGGAATCCCAGCGCACGGACCACGCGGCTCATCGTTGGAATGCTGACTTTCAGCCCTAACTGTGTGCGGAGATCTTCCAAGCTAATCGTGGGATTTTTCGTAATGCACTTGGCTATCCGCGCTTTTTCCTCGCTGTTCAGCAGAGCTTTTCGCCCACGCTGCCACGTTTGAAGGTCTACGCTCCCTGTCTTCCGTTTTTGTTCCTCAAAATGGTAAACTGCATACTTGCTGACGTGGAAAACCCTTGCGATTTCTTTCGCATTGTGCGTCGCCTCGTACCCTTCAACCAACAGTTTCCGTGCTTCATTGTGCAGCATTTTTATCATCTCCCACGATTATTATACACCCGATGTAAAGGGGTGATGGGTTTTGTGAAAATTGCTATAAGCAACGTGCTGGCGAATTCGGATTATGCGATTCCCGAAGCCTATGTGTTCCACAATGGCAACGTCAGCACTGCGGGAAAGGTGGCTTATCTGCCGCTTTATATGCTGATGTTTGTGGAAAAGGAAAAAAGCGCGGCAGAAATGATTTATCGGATTGACTTGAGTATGCTTCAGGAAGATTGATGAATTTTGAATATGTCTTGTTTGGAAGTTCGCTATGGCATTGGAAAACAAATTGGGGCAGACAAAAAGGGGAACATATGAGTTAATTGAACCATCGCATATAGCGACTCGGAATAAGGAAGCATCGTATTCCAAAACCCCAGTGCTATGAATCGCACTGGGGTTTTAGAAATTCTTCGAAATTGTCACTTGAACTTTTTCTGTTATTTGTAATCATTCGCGCTTGAGCGGATCAATTTCAGAAAATGCAGGGATGGCGCTTAATTCCATCGGCTTGTTGATGGAACTTGCGAAAGTGTTGTCCTGTGGAATCTGCGGCGTTGGAATGTCGGAAAATCCGGCAGAAGTGAGCCCAGTTGTGGGCAAAGCGGCATTATTGTTAGGCAGCAAAGTAGGCTTGGGAGTAGTCGTCGGTTTTACGGTCAGCTTAGGTGTTGCGGTCGGCTTCACTGTTGGTTTAGGCGTAGTAGTTAGTTTCACTGTCGGCTTGGGTGTTGCGGTCGGCTTCACTGTTGGTTTAGGCGTAGCAGTTGGCTTTACTGTCGGCTTAGGGGTCGCGGTCGGCTTCACAGTCGGGTTGGGAGTTGCTGTCGGTTTCGCAGTCGGCTTCGGCGTAACCCGCGAAGTCGGTGGATTGGTGATGATGGTGCTGCTGCTATGCGTGGGCGCGGCCACCGAACCATGTGAGGAATGGGAAACGGACTGGTGCGAGCTGTGTGATTCATGTGAAGAATGTGAACCGTGCGAACTGCCGTGAGAACTGGAACCGTGCGAGCCATGCGAACTGTGCGAACTATGGGATCGATGGCCCGCAAAGGCCTCATCAGCATAGAGAATGCTGAGTAAGAGAATCATAGACCCAAGCGTCAGCAGCTTATTGCGCGGGATGTTCCCCTCCTCCTCATACAAAAAGTCTGTGATGCTCTTTTTGACTTTCGGAAAGAATGAATCCGCCATGTTCTTCCTCCTCTGCGTTACTGCACGCGAACGCCGTTTTCCCACTGGGTACGGAGAACGCTGCCGTTTTTTGAGATATAAATGAGTACCCCGTGTGGGCGATTATCGCTGAAAGTCCCGGACAACTGCACTGGAGAAGCAGAATCATCATAGTAGTAGATACCCTGACCTTCCATTTTGTCCTGCACCCAGTGACCGGTGAAGTGCGCGCCATCCGCCCATGTGTAGGTGCCTGCATCATCTTCCTTCAGGCTGTTGACAAGAATGCCAGTGTAGGAATCCCCATTCGCATACTGAATCTGCGCCTGACCATTGAAATAACCGTCCGTGTAGAGTCCGGTCACAGTTGTGCCATCCGCATAAATGATGGTTGTCTGCGGATCCAGCTGAAACTGTTCGACCGATTGCTGCCATGTGATGCCGCGGGATTTGTAGACAATCGTGCCGTTTTTGAGCTTCCCGGCCTCAAAATCTCCTGACAGCGTGTATCCTTCGGGAAACTGGAGCACGCCGAAGCCGTCCATTTGGTCGTTTGCCCATCCGCCGCTGTAAGTGACGTTGCTTGTCCAGCGGAACGAACCCGTGCCTTTGCGTTTTCCGTCTTTGAGGTCGCCGGAATAGGAACCGCGGAAATTAGACGATGATGCAGCTTGTCCGGCACTGGCGTAAATATCAGAAAAAGCTGGTGCTGCAGCAGAATCGTCAACAGAAAGCGAATAAGAGGCAATAGAGGGTGTATTGTTTGCGGGCGTTTTATTGTGGTCGGAGGACGAATTGGCGAACGCGGCAAGTCCGCAGACAACAAGCAGGGCAATGCCAACTTTACGAAAGCGTTTTTTCTTTTTCATAGTGTTGCTCCTTACGAAATCCATTGCTTCAGAAAGGCGATTTTTTCATCGTCCTTGCGGTAAAACAATTCAAACAGCGTATCTAGCATGCCGTGGTAAATTTTGCAGCGTTCACTGTGGAGAGGATTGCAGTGCAGCAGACCAGTCTGCGCATAGTGAACGACAGGGCAAACACCGCAGTACGGCTGATAGACGCAGTCACAGCAACCGGGCAGCGTTTCAAGCAGGGAGGCTGAGCAAACTGCCTTGCAGATGTTGCTGTTCAGCCACTCGTCATACCCGTTTTCAAAGACGTTGCCGAGCTTAAATGCATCGTCTCCCATTTCCGCCATCATGCGTCCCTCGTCGCAGGTGTAGACGTTACCGGAGGCGGTAAAAGCCAGCTGTCCCAGCGCTGCACCGCATGGAGAACGCAGCTCCATATAATTTTGCCCGCCATTGCAGAACAGTTTGGAGGCAAAAATGGCTGCATGGTTCTCAAGAAAGAAAGTGCCTTGCTGATTCAGCTCAAATACCGCTTGCAGTCCCTCACGGTAGAAGGCTAAAAACTCTTCCGGCGTATATCCGATTTCGTTCCAGCGTCGTTTTGCTGCACCAAGGCAAGTCAGCGGGCGGAGAAATACGGATTGAAAGCCTAATGAAGCATATGTTTCAACGATTTCACGGGCATATGGGAGCGCGGCCCGTGTTGTCGTCTGAATCGCACCAACAGAGCGATTCCGCACTCGCAGGCGTGCCAGTCCTCGCAGCATTGCCTCGTAAGAACTGTCGCGGTCTTTGCGCGGACGCTGCAGATCATGGAGGAATTTTGGCCCGTCCAAGGAGGTGGATACGGAGATATTGTTCTCCGCAATCCAATCCGCCACCTCCTCCGTGACCAAGGAGAGGTTGCTGACCAGCGCGAAGGAAACGTCCTTGCCGTTCAGCTTTTCGCGGCTGTAACGAATGACCTCCTGCAAGATTGGGAAGTTCATAAGCGGCTCGCCGCCTTGAAATTCGATGGTAAGGTGCTTTGCTGGGGACGCGGCAATGCGGTCAATGATTTTTCGCGCGGTCGGTATGTCCAAATCAGCACATTTTGCGCCGCCGTTCGCCTGACAATAAACGCAAGCATTGTTGCAGCGATTTGTAACAGCAAGGATAAACAGGCTTGTGGGTGAAAATAGATGGGCATGATTTTCGCGAACTGCAGCCATTACGCTGCGCAGATACACTTCGCGGTCTGTATCATAGCAGAAGAAATTTTCCTGTAGCCGCAGCCAAGTTTCGCTGTCATGTGGAAGCTGATGATGCACGAACCGGAAAAAATCCTCCGGCGGAAGAAAGGCGAAGCGACCTGCATCATTCGTCAGCAGAAACTGGTCATGGAAGCGCGCAAATCGGAAACTGCCGTTCAATCAAGCACCCTCTTTCCAATAGGCTGTACAGGAAACAAGTGCAGCAGATAAGTAGAGTAAAACATACCGCCGCAAGCATCGCGGACAGTGCATTGACTGCACTTTTCATCATAGCGGATTTTCCAAGGCGAAATGCTCCGCTTGGCTAACGGCCAAGCGTGCTGGGGCAAAGCGCAGAGCGGAAAGTCGTACAGATTGACATCAATGCCATGCGACAAAAGCTGGAAAATTCCCGGCTCAATGAGCGGATAAATCTTGTCATAGGGCATCCAAATTTGGTCGCGGTGATAGGCAGCGCTCCCTGTCATCTCCATTGCGATGAAATTGACGCAGGTAATCCGCAAACCGCTGTGGCAGAGCATCAAGCAAATGCTGCTCAAATCATCTTGATTGAGTGCACTGCATACAATGCGGACTTCAATATCAGCAGGAGAATCGGCAAGAAAATGCAGTCCGGCAATGGTCTGCGCAAAACTGCCGGGCGATTGCGTGATTGCATCATGAAGCGCGGCATTGCTGCCATGAATCGGAATGCCGAAACGGTCGTGCACATCAAGAAGTTCTTTGAGCTGTGCTTGAATCTGCGGCAGGCAGAGCGCCCGGCCGTTTGTCAGCAGCAGAACGGGCGTGTCGACCTGTGTATCCCGCAGCGTGCACATCAACGAAAGCAGCCGCTCCGCCATCAGAAAGGGTTCGCCGCCTGTGATGGAAATGTGGCGATACCGCCGCTTGTGGAGCACTGCCAGCGCTTCTGCCCATGCATCATCCGAACAGTGATTTCCACGCTTGCGGGAATCGCGGCTCATGGGACACATCACGCAATTGGAGTTGCACGATTCGGTCATGAATACGGTCAGGTCGTCGTTCTCTTCAATCAATGGAAACAGCATGGAACATCACCTCACCAGCTGGAATAGGTAGAATACTGCAAAGCCAAACGCAATCAGCGGTGCAAAGGGAATTTTGCGGACGATGACAACATCCGCCTTGCCCTGCTTGCTGTTTCCCCAGTGCCGAACTGCCTCCGCTTCGGCTGCGCTTAATCGGGCGCTCATGTCCTCCGCAGTGTTTCGGGGGAGGTTCTGGATTCGCGAAGGCAGAAATTGCAGCACCGTACCGGCGGACAGAATCTGCCCGGTCTGCACGCTGCCTGTGGGGATTCGCTCATAGTTATACTGCGCAGACCACGATTGCAGCAGAAGAATGGCGGGCACAAGCAGGTAAATCCACCAATTCACAGAAGCAAATGAAAACTGCACGGGAAAGAGGTACATTGCAACAACGAGTGCCGCTCCGTGAACGGCAATGCAGATAGGCCGCTTGAAGAAGCCGGACGTGCTGCAAAGATAGGCATATATCATGGAGATGGCGGCGTGAACCAGTGGATTCTGCGCGAAAAAGTCAGGGGAAATTAGGGTGGATAGATGCTGAAAAGCAACAACCTCCAAGAGAATCCAAACGTAGCCTTTTAGCTCAGCGCGCCAATCGTGCGGCATGTGGAACTTCTCTTTCCGCAAAATTGCTTGGTGGATGCTGTCCACCACTGTCCAGAAAAATGCGGGCAAAAAAATGAAAATATAGGGCAGAAAGCTGTTGGTCAATGTGCTGTCACTCAGCAGCGAAATTGGGAAGCACAAATAAGAGAACGCGAACAGTTTGCTGTCGCCAGCGCCCCAAAGATGCCCTGCATACAGCAGAACAGCCACGATATCGGCCGCAATCATGCTGAACAGCCACGGCAGCGCCTGCTCACTGGGAAAGAAACACAGACGAACGGTCTGCAATATAGCGGCGGCAAGGCAGCCAATCAGCAAAATCCGATTCGGAACACGCTTCACTCGGCAATCCGCAGCAGCAGAAACACCGCCAATGCCGACGCAAAGTGCAAGCAAAAGAACATCCGGCAGCGGCATCATGTTCCCTCTTTCTGAACGGTGGATGACAGCACATAATTCGCAAACTCATACGCGGTCTGCTGCATGTCATATTTGCTTTGGCGCAGCGTGCAAATGCACTGATTCTCTGTGAACTCCGCAGTGATTTGGCAAAACGCACGATATGCCAGCAATGCGTCATGGATGGCGGCTTGCGAATAAATGGAGAGGTCAAACGGTATCGTCAGCATTTTGCTCGAACCATCCCTTCAAAATGTCATTCGAAAACGGCGTATCGGCAGAAACGGCAGGATTGCCAAACGTCTCATCCGCAGTCTGGGAGGTTTCAACCAGAGTGGAGGCCATTGCCCGTGCGAGCAGCACCGTGCGTAAATCGCGGCTCTCATGGAGCAACTCCTTCCGCAGCTGCTGATCGATGAGGGCGTTCTCGAATGCTTCTGATGGCAGCGTTTCACCGGGCTTATTATGCCACGAAACGTACCAATTCTTATCATCTTGCGACAAGTGCAGATACGCGACCTCCGTGAAGGAGTAGGCGGCTTTCAGCAGCGCACTTTTTTCATAAAGCCCCTTGGAAAAGGCTAATTCCATGCGACGCACCTCTCTTATCAACGAGATAATTCTTGTAGTCAAAATCAGTATACTACAATTATAGAAGAAAGTCAACCAAAATGCCGCGCAAATCAAATATTGTGAGACAAATTCTTCTGTAATTACAAAAACAGTCATCCGTAGCTTCAAAACGCCAGCCCCATCAAAAAAGTTGAGAAGGTTTGAGAAGGTTTGAGAAGGAATGAGAAGAAATGAGAAGCTTTGAGAAAGTTTGAGAAAAAAATCTGTGCTATACTATATCGTGTTATCAAGCACTCCCGCCACCAGCCCACCTACTTGATAACACATCACCCTCCGCCGCGCACACAACCAGCAGCGCATAGCACCCAACAGGACAAATTAGCAGCGAACAAGACAAAACAGTACGAAACAGCACAAAATAGCACGCTTTAGCAGATAAACCTGTGCTATGATAGTATCGTCGGAAGAACGCAGTCCCCGACAGAGGCAATCAGCGTCATGCTGACTGCCTTTTTCTAGTGCGCCCGGCATGAGCAACAACTAAGTGGTGAGAGACCACAACGCGCTCGGCAGTAGGAAGCGTTAGCCGAAGGCAAGGGTGTCCATCGTGAGGTGGAATCTGAAGGAAGCCGGATGTCAGCGAAAAAAAATGCTGGCGGGCAAACTCCCGAACCGACGAACAGAAATCACATAGAAGGCCGTACAGGGACGGACGAGTGTGCTAGACAACACGAAGTCCAATGCTGCCCGAATCCCGTGCGGTAAATGTGGCGGTTACGTGGGAGGAAAGTTGTTGCGCTTACCCGGGGAGGTCTTGCAGACGGGAAGTAGGAGAATCCGAAAGCCGCAGTAACAACGAACTGCAAGAAGTCAGCCGAAGCCATAGTACCTTGCGGAATCAAGGGAAGGGCTGAACAATCGTAAGTCTCAAGTAAAGACTGGAAGGAGGTCGGTGTGATGAAAGCAGAAAACCGAGGAAACGAGGGCTTCCTGCAAAGAGAAAGTGTGGAACACCAAGGGTATGAAGAAGCGCGGAGCACAGACCGCAGAGAAGGGAAAGAACGAGGCGGTGCAAGCGGCCTGCTGGAAGCAATACTGGACAGGGATAACCTGAATAGAGCGTACAAGCGGGTCAAGAGCAACCACGGCGCAGCGGGAATCGACGGAATGAGCGTAGAAGAAGCGCTGCCGTGGTTGAAGGAACATAGGGAGGAACTTTTGCAGAGCATCCGGGACGGAAGCTACGAGCCAAGCCCGGTGCGGCGAAAGGAAATCCCGAAACCAGATGGCGGCGTGCGAAAACTAGGAATCCCGACGGTAGTAGACCGAGTGATACAGCAGGGAATCGCACAGAAGCTGCAAAACATATGGGAACCGCAATTTTCAGACAGCAGCTACGGATACCGACCGAAACGGAGCGGTCAGCAGGCGATTCAGAAAGTAAAGGAATATGCGGAACGCAACCGCGGACGGAACGTCCGCCGAGTGATGGCGGAAGTGAAAGTGTTTATCCGTGGATGGCTTGGCTACTTCCATGTAGCCGAGATGAAGCGGATGATGAAGTCTTGGGATGAATGGTTGCGGCGCAGATTCCGCATGTACATCTGGAAGCAATGGAAGAAGCCCCGAACGAAGGTAGCCAACTTAAAGAAGCTGGGAATTCCAGCGGACAAGGCATACCAGTGGGGCAACTCCCGATTGGGCTACTGGCGAATCGCAGGAAGCCCGGTATTAGCGTGTTCCATTACAAACGAAAGACTCGCAGCAGCCGGATATTTTAGTATCCTCAACTGCTACGAGTCCTTGCACTCATGCGATTGAACCGCCGTGTACCGGTCGGTACGCACGGTGGTGTGAGAGGTCGGTTCTCCTATTTATTTAGGGGAGCCTCCTACTCGATTACGCTGCTGCGCATTTTGAAAGGAGGTGGTCGCCTTGATTGCCAGCAACTGATCCCAATTTTTGTAGGCAGACTGCACTCGCAGCCTGTCTATTTTGTTGCCGCAAACGCGGAGAAAGTGAGGAGCATATGAGAGTATTCGGCAATATCAACATCATCGGGCTGGATAACGGCTACGGGAACATCAAGACGGCGAACGGCATTTTTCCGGCGAGCGTCACTCGCTGCGAGACCGAACCGGCGCACGCGCAGGACGTGCTGGTGTACGATGGCAAGTATTACGTCATCGGTGCGGGGCATCGGGAGTTCACGCTGGATAAGGTCGGCAATCAGGATCACTACCTGCTGACGCTGGCGGGCATCGGGCAGGAGCTGTGGTGCAATCAGCTGACCACGGCGGCTGTTCATCTGGCGGTCGGACTGCCGCTGACGTGGGTCGGCGACCAGCGCGAGCAGTTCCGCGCCTATTTGTCGCAAAACCGCCATGTGGATTTCAACTGGCGCGGCATTGACTACCATGTTGATTTGGTCGGCGTGGACGTGTACGCGCAGGGGTATTCCGCCGTCATCCCCGAACTGCGGAAATTCACCGGGGCGAACATGCTGTGTGATATTGGCAACGGCACCATGATTGTCATGGCGATTAACGACCGCAAGCCGGTGCTGGAGCAGTGCTTCACGGAGAAGTACGGCACTTACCAGTGTTTGCTGAAGGCGCGGGAAGCCTTGACGCGGCTCTGCGGGCGAACGGTGCCGGACGTGACCATCGAGCAGGTGATGCGCGAGGGCACGGCTGATGTTGCGCCCGAATATGTGCAGGTCATCCGCGAAGCCGCGGCGGACTATGCGGCGGAAATCATGCGCAAACTGCGCGAGCATGAATACGACCCCAAGACGATGCGGCTGTGGATTGTGGGCGGCGGCGGTTGCCTGATTCGCAACTTCGGGCGGTATGACCCCAATCGCGTGACTATTATCGCTGATATTCACGCCTCCGCCAAGGGTTACGAATATCTGGCGGAGCGGCGTTTGCAGCGTGAGGCGAGGGCGCAGTGAAAGAGATTCTGCGCACGACAATTCGTCTCTATGCGGAGAAACCCGCCGACCGGGAAGCGCTGCGGCTGCTGCGTCAAGTGCGGGAGGAACAGCACTTGCGCTATGCGGATGCTATCGTGGCGGCGGTCAATGCGCACTATGGGCAAGCGCGGCAAGCCTGCTTCAATCATCAGCAGCGGGAGGAAATCCGCGGCATTGTCCGCGAGGAGATGGCAGCATCGCTGTTTCGATGCGCTGGGCAAACAACGGCAGAGACATTGAAGGACGAGAACGCGCCGGACGAGACCGACCTCGACAATCTGCTGGATATGATGGGCAGCTGATGCGAAAGCGCACCAAATTTCTTTCTGCTGATGCGTGGAGAACCTTGGATAGCATCAGAGGGCATCAAATGCGCACCAGCGGGCATGAGCATCCAACGGGCGGCAACCCCGCCGGAGTCCAGAGGCGGAGCGCTTTGGTCAGTGTTCAGAGGCGAAGCCTTTGACCCACAGGGCGGCGCGCCGGCCGATAAAAGTGATGCTGTGCGTCACTTTGTAGTGGGTAGTCTCTGCCGCAAACAGAGGGAACCGGTCGCTGCGCTCCCGCCGCCCGCAAGCAAGGAGGTACTATACGAGCAAAATCAGAGCAACCCGGCACAACGGTCGTGCCGGAAAGAACGGCGTGTTCACGACCAAGCACAATGACCGCAATTTTGACGTAACCCACGCCGAACACATCCATCCGGCGAAAACGCAGGAGAACGTCTATTGGGACTGGCTGAATGGAATGCGCACAGGCGAAAGAAGCGCAGACGTTCCTTCCTTTGAGGAGGTCGAGCGAATCTTTTACGAGCGGCATTATTCCGATTATGTCGCCGGGCAATGTGCGCGCAACGCCGAGCGCCGCCACACGGAGCGCAACCGAACCGTAGAGCAGATTCGCCGCGACAAGCGCACCTGCCCGGAAGAAACCATCTTCCAGTTCGGCAAAGAGGGAATCGGCGCAACGCCGGAGCAGCTATTAGACATTTTCACAGCGTTCAAGCAGCAGTTCGAGGAGCGCTACGGCAAACACGTCCACATGCTGGACTGGGCGATGCACTGCGACGAGACGACGGTGCACATTCAGGAACGCCACTGCTTCGACTATGTGAACAAATGCGGCGAGGTCGAGCCGAAGCAGGAAAAGGCGCTGGCGCTCATGGGCATTCCGCTGCCGCAGCCGGACAAGCCGCCGGGACGCTACAACAACCGCAAAATCACCTTCGATGCCATGAATCGGCTGATGCTGATTGAAATCGCGAAGGCGCACGGGCTGGACATTGAGGAGCAAGTGAAGTACGGCGGCAAGAATCATCTAGAAAAGCTGGATTACATCATTGCCAAGCAGCTCGAAACCATCCGGAATCAGCAGAAGCAGCTGACTGCGCAGAATCAGCAGATTCAGACATTGACCGCGCAGATTGCCGAGAAGGATGCCGAGCTGGACACGAAGCTGTTCCGCCTGTCCGATGTGGATTTGCTGATTGAACAGGTCACGGACATTTGCTATGAAAAGGCCGTGACCGCCGTCAGCGAAAGCGTGAGCCAAACGGCGCTGGACAAAGCGGCGGCGGGCGTTGACCGCACCATTCGAGCGGCAAAGTCGCCCAGCAGTGGTCTTGGCGTTCCCTTCATCGGCGTGGTGGAGACGTGGCTGGGCAAAGCGAGGGAGGATGTGTTCAGCGCGCTGCTTTCGATGGCGGATGACGTGCGGCGACGGCTGCTGTCGCCCGCGATGAACGAAATCATGAAATGCAGCATTGCGGAGACGGCGCGCCCAGCCGTGGTGGATAAGCTGCGCCCCAAACTGCGGGATGATGCCCATCCGAAGAAGCGCCCCGATGCGTGGGCGCGATAACCATTGCAAGGGGCAAATATATAGTAACAGGAGATGAGAACATGAGCGACAACACGGAAATCGACTGGTCGCCGCCGATGCCGGATGATCGGATGGCCGCCGCCTACCAATCTGTACAAGCCAAGTTGACCCACACCGCTGGCGGCGAGGTGCGCAATACGCTGCAAAACTTCGTCACGGCGCTGACCCACGATCCGGTTTTTGCCGGAAACATCCGCAGAAATCTGTTCAAGGAACGCATGTCGATGACCTGCCCCGTCTGGTGGACGCGGAAAAGCGACATGATTGACGACATGGATGTTGCGTTCCTGCGGCTGTATCTGGAAGAACACTACGGGCTGCGGTCGGAAAAGCTGATTTATCCGGCGCTGAACATCGTGTCCACCGCGCAGGCGTTCCATCCGGTACGGGACAGGCTGAACAGCCTTGTCTGGGATGGCGTGCCGCGCGTCCGGGTGGCGCTGCACCATTTCCTTGGCGCGGAAGTGAGCGACACGAACGAAAAGTATCTGCGCACATTCATGCTCGGCGCGGTGAACCGGGTGTTTCATCCCGGCTGCAAGTTTGAGCTGATGCTGGTGCTGGTGGGCGGGCAAGGCGCTGGCAAAACCACCTTCATCCGCTTTCTTGCGCTGGAGCCGGAATGGTTCACGGACGATGTCAGCAAACTGGACGACAAGGAGATTTATCATCGGCTCAACGGGCATTGGATTTGCGAGCTTTCGGAGATGGTCGCGACGGCGAACGCCAAAAGCATCGAGGAGATCAAGTCTTTTCTCAGCCGCGACAAGGATTTTCTGCGGATGGCATACGACCGATACGGCGGCGATCATCCCCGGCAAAGCGTGTTCGCCGGCACGACCAACCGCATGGATTTCCTGCCTTTGGACAGAAGCGGCAATCGGCGCTTTCTCCCGGTGACGGTGGATGCGTCGAAAGCCGACTGCCATATTCTCGACAATCCGGCGGAGTCCCGGCACTATTTTGAGCAGCTGTGGGCGGAAATCATGGTACAGTACAAGTCCGGCGCGTACAGCACGCACTTGTCCAAGGAGGATGAAGACGCCTTGCGCAAACAGCAGCAGGATTATTGTCAGGAGGATACGCTGGCGGGGCGCATCTACGCATGGTTCGAGACGTTCGAGCAAGACAAGGTCTGTTCCTTGCAGATTTACCGGGAATGTCTGGTGCATCCGTTCGATGAGCCGAAGACTTACGAGACGCGCGAAATCCGCGAAATCGTAGACAGCGGGATTGCCAGCGGCGAAATCAGCGGCTGGCAGAAGTTTCGCAATGCCCGCAAGTTCGCCAAGTACGGGCGGCAGTATGGCTGGGAGCGAATCCCGCCGCCTGCACAGCTGACGTTTGGCAGCTGCACCGTCGTGGACGAAGAACCGCCCTTCTGACATGCTGCCTGTCGTCCGAATGTCGGGGAATATGTCGCGGAAGTCCCAGCTGCGGCAAGGTGTTTCGCGGCTTGACATGCCGGACATATCCAAATCAGCAAAACAAATTGTTTAATAAAGAAGAGACGCAGAAAAGGTTCGCATCCGGCGTGTCAGCATGTCGGATATGGCCCTGCGTCTCCATTTCGGAGGTGAATCTATGTTCAATCGCGTTCCAGCGGAAGAAAATCAAGCGGAGTCCGTGCACAAAGTCCCCAAGATGACGCTGACAATGGCGGAGCTGGCAGACGAGCTGCACATTTCCCTGCCCACGGCGCGGAAGCTGGTGCGAAAATCAGGCTTTCCCGCGTTCAGCGTCGGCAGCAGGATTCTCATCAACCGGGAAGGGCTTCAGCGCTGGCTGGATGGTCAGCCGCCGATTGCTGTCACCTGAAATTTTTCAAAACATACTTGCCCCGTGCTGGAATGTGTGCTATGATCATCGTAGCACCTTGACAATTGAATCAGCATACACAGCACGGGGCGATTGATAAGGAGGAACATCAATGCCTCGTCAGAAATTAACCCAACGTACCGACGGCTACTTCAAGGTGAAGTACCATGACAAGCAGTTTTACGGCAAAACGCAGGCGGAAGCCATGAAAGCACGCGATGCGTACAAGCAGAAAGAGCAAATGGGGCTCAGCCACGACCTCGAAGGAATTACCTTTTTGGATTATGCGCTGAACTGGCTGGAAATTTACCGCTCCGATTGCAGCGTGCCATTGCAGAAGCAGTACGCCAGCATGATCCGCTTTGCCGCCGACCACACGCGGAAGCGCTTCATCTGCGACATCAACGCGAACGATTTGCAGGCCATCTTCAACAAGCTGAGCTGCTATTCCTCGTCCTATGTGAGCAAGTTTGCCTCGCTCATGAACGGCATCTTCCGCAACGCCGTGTCCAACGGTGCGCTGATTCGCAATCCGATGGCGGGCGTGCAGCGTCCCAAATGCAAGAAAACGGGCGGACACCGCTGCCTGGAGCCGTGGGAACGCGCGCTGATTCGCAGTACATGGCAGGAGCACGACTTCGGCCTGGCGGCGATGGTGATGCTCTACACCGGCTTCCGCAGGGGAGAAATGCTCCACCTGAACATCGACCGCGATGTGGATTTCGAGAAAAAGACGATTGCCGTCCGCGGCGCTGTGTCGTTCAGCGAAGGCAATCGCCCGAAGCTCACGAAGGGAAAAACCGCTTCCGCCATCCGCACTGTGCCGCTGCTTCCTCCGCTTGAAGAGGCGCTGAAAGGGCGGCACGGGCTGGTTTGCCACAAGGAGAACGGCGGCATTATGTCGCAGTCCGCCTTCGCGTGCAAGTATGCGTCGTACATCACCTTCTTGGAGACGAAGCTCAACGGCATCCACAAGCGCTGGTACGGCAAAACCAACGAGCAGAAGCAGCTCTTGGCGGAGGGCAAACTGCCGCCGTGGAAGGAAATCAACATCCGCTGCCACGATTTCCGCGTGGAGTTCTGCACAAGAGCCTACTACGCGCAAGTGCCGCTCAAAACGCTGCAAAGCTGGATGGGACACGCCGATGCCGACATGATTCTCGCCATCTACACGAAGCTGGACAAGGAGCAGGAGCGGACGGATGCTGCGAAGATGATTGGCTATCTGAGCCGCTTGGAGGTAGATTCGGCTTCCGAATGAGAGCGCGCCGACGAATTCCCGCAATTTTATAACCCCGCCGGTACAGCGGCATGTCCCTGAAAGCGGCTAATTTCAAGGGATTCCGGGCAAATTTTATAACCCCGTTATAACCCCATTGCCCCCTGAAACGGCGTGAAAATAGGCGAAAATGCGGTTTTCGAGGCGGAAAAGGGGCAGAAGCTCGGAAGCAACGGAATCTGTGCCTCTTGCAAAATCATGTGCTATACGGCATAAATTTCAACCATAATAGACGAAAATCTGTCCAAAAGTACAAAAAAAGAAGCGATTTTTCAATCGCTTCGATGTCTGGGTGAGAAGATTCGAACTTCCGGCCTCTTGAACCCCATTCAGAAAATCAGTTTTGCATTTTATGCGGTATTCTGCTTATACTTCCGCATAAGCCCCGATAAATGCGATGATATTCTGAATAATCATCCATACAAAGGAAAGCCTGACCACGTTTTGACCACGCACATCAATTTTTAACAGGCAAAAGGTGCTTATCGAGCCATTTATCCAGATAATTCACGAGGCTGCTGCGGGCCTCGTTTTCTTTTATCTTGGACAAGTGCGTGTAGAGGTTGATGGTCATGTTGACGTCATCGTGCCCAAGATAGTATTGAGCACTTTTGATGTCAACACCTGCGTCATACAAAGCGGTTGCGTAGGTGTGACGCAGGTCGTGCGGCAAACAAGAGAAAACAATGCGTTCGCCGCCATCGTCATCAGAAGGACTGCGGTATTTGTCCCCAACGCAGTCTCGCCGTCGCCCTCTTTGGTCTGGCTCTTCACCGTTCAAGATGCGCGTCATCATGTTGCAGTACGTCTTCCAGCACCGGTCAACGGAAGACTGCGTTATCCGCTCGCCTTTTGCGCTCCGACACACAGGGCCGGTTCGCTCTTCCGGAGGAACCTGCACCAGCATTTGATACAGCGGCTCGCAGATCGGCAGAATGCGCGCACCTGCCTTCGTCTTCGTCCTGTCTTTGACCGTCGTAACGCTTCCACGCATGGACGCGGATGCCTTGACGGTCAGCTTCCTGCTCTCAAGGTCTATGGCATCCCAGTCCAGAGCGACCATTTCCCCGCGTCGTAGACCACAGAGCAGCATGAGCATTGCCCAACGTCCGGCATGGTACACAGACCAATTGTTCAGTATGCACTCGCTTTCCCAAGGAGCAAGCGCTCGATGAGTGCCGGTAGTAACGTCGTCCGGAAGCGGCAAATCCTCCGCAGGGTCTTCTGGTATAAGCCGGTTCTTCTTGGCCTTGTGGAAAATCTGCTTGAGAATCATCCTGTATTTCAGCGCGGACGAAGATGACATTCCAGCATAGGCAGATAGAGACTGAACGAGATCGGCTTCAGAAACGCTTCGGATAGGCTTCTTGCCCAAGTCCTTTTTGAGACGGTTGATATATGGCGCGTAATCGCTCACGTTGACGGAGTACGCCTCTTGCCAGCGAGCTATCCAATCGTTCACGGTGGTGGCTCTTTCACCATGAGCCAAGCCCTGCTCTTTTTCACGCTTATACCGTTCGCGCTTTTCCAGCGCTTCCGTTCGAGTGCGCCCGTAGAAAGAGATGCGGTTCGGATGACCGTCCGGACGAACGCCATCCGTGTAAGTAATCTGGATGCGTTTGTCTTTTCGCTCGCCCTTCCTTTTGCGCTTTTTTACTTCGCCGTCCATTCGGGGTGCTCCATACAGAGGGCGAGAGCCTGCCGAAGCATCGTCCATTCTGTGTCGTCGATAATCACGGCGCATTGTCCGTTGCCTACTTTTACAGCAGTATAGTCCCCTGCGGCAGCACTCTTGATGACCGTTTCGGGGTTTTGAAGATACTGCTTCAGCGTAATGATTTGCATCATTCCATCCCTCCAATGCTGCGATAAGTGTCGAATATAGCCATCGCCAAGCCGGTGTAGCCGGTCGCTCTCAACGGTAATCGTTTCTTCAGGGCCGCAAGCGTCGCGGTTTTCTGCTCTCCGAGGATGACGTCCATGTCTGCGGTCGCGGCGACATAGAAATCCCATGCTTCCAGATCAAGGGGGCTTGCCACGTCTTGCTCGTTATTGAACACACAGAAGACATACACGTCTGCATGGCGCCTCGGAGCATTGCTGCCATTCTCCCAGTCTATTTTCTGAGCGACATCGAAGACGAGAGAAGACGGCTTGCGCTGCTTCCAAACCTGACGGTAGGCTGATGTTTTGACCTCGATCTTGCATCCGTACTGCGTGAGAATATCGAACACTCGCCAGCCGCTGCGGCGCTCATCCACGACGGAATCGCCGAGCGCAGTAGCGACGATAAACTCACCGAGTGCTGCGCGTATCAGGTTGTCGTTGAGGTCTGACCCCATCCAGCACCAGAAGTCGAGAACTTGCGCGGATGTATCAATACCATTGAGTGTGAACCTCTCTTGCCCCGAAAAACGGTCAATGTTATTCACTGCGAGCATCCTTCTAATTGCCGATTTTGCGGTCACTTGCTATCATCTGAAATCATCTGCTTGCAGAAATTCAATACTGCACAATTCCACATAGCGGAAACTATGCACTTTTTACTGCTGAAATCATCTGAAATCATTTGCTATCAGGTGCTTGCAATAGTCCCCGTAATCCAATCCAATCGTATTCGGAATCCTATTCGTAATCCGAATCTATTTATTGCAAGGAACGATCTTTGATCGCTCCTTGCCAGCCGATGGCGTCATTGTCGTTGACGCATTGATTCTGACAACGTAGCTTTTCACGATAAGCTGCGTTCAGAACCTCGACTTTTCCGGAGACGTCGAGCCGGTCGAAAATTCGAGCGAGTTCTTCGCAGTCTTCCGTCCAGCTCCGGTCTTTGACATAGTTGCTGCTGGTGGTTTTCATGGTGGCCCCTTCTTTCGATTCTTGTAATCTGAGAGACACACGACATTAGCCAACGTGCGTTTCAGCAAATCCCTTTTCCGCCGCCGCACGGCGCTGTTCTTGGAGAGCTGTTGCTCTGACAATTTCCCTGCCGTCGGCGTCAAGGGACCTGTACCGTTCGAGCAGAACAGCTTCATCTTCGGCGAGAACTTTGGCCAGGTCGACTTTGGCCTCTTCGCCGGTGACGAGAAAAGCGATTGACACGCCCAGGTATTCGCAAATCTGCGGGAGGTATTTTACAGGCGGATCGCAGTTCCGTTGACGCCAACTTGTGGTCTGTCCGGTGCTTACACCCAGCAATTTCGCAAGACCGGCCGCGGACTTATCTTTCCGCGCGTCGATAAAGGCGAACATTCGCTCAGATACGGTCATGTGTGTTTGTTCCTCCATTTCGGGTGCTCGTCAAGATAGACGACGTTATCCAATCTTTTCGGCGCCCGCGCTCTTTTTCGAAGCGATGCGGCGGTGTTCAGTAATCGCTGTTCCCCGTACGACGTCCTTGCCGTCTGCGTCAAGCTCGCGGTATTTTTCTATCAGGCGCTGTTCATCTTCGGAGAGAGAGCTTTCGGGCTGGGCGTCCTCTCCCGTTAGAAGATACATCACGGAAACACCAAGATATTCACAAATGGGGACTATGTATTTCGCAGGCGGGTCTGTGTTGCGCTGCTTCCAGTTAGTGGCTACGCTGGTGTTTATCCCAACGGTCTTGCAAAGGCTGGCGGCGTTCTTTCCCTCTATGGAGGAAAGAAGGTCAAACATTCGTTCGCAGATAGACATAAATACCCTCCGAAAAAATATCACAAATGTGAATGAAACCAATTGACAAATCCCCAAATGTGAATTATAATATCATCATACCACAAGAAAGGAGCGCGATACGGTCACTTATTCACATCTGGATTGTCCGTTCTGCCGAGCAGGTAGTCGACCGAACAGTCCAGATAGTCCGCGATGCGGGCGAGGTTGTCGGCTTTGGGCATAGACCCACGTGAAAGCATGGTCGAAATGACATTCTTGTTCATTTCGCAGTCTTCAAGCATCTGCTTTACGCTGATCTTCTTTGACTTGGCAGTTTGCTTGATTCGCTCCGCGGCGTTGGCAGGGTCATACATCGTCCATTCACCTCTAAAATCCAACTTTTGATGGAAAATCCATTGACAATCCAACAGGTGTGGGATATAATATTATCATCAAGCCCGCAAGGAGTGTGAAGCCCGATGACGACTACCCCCCCCTACGAGAATTTTGGCAGGAAGAGGCTCAGGTACTTCGGAGCAGTCAACTGCTTCGTATGCATCAAGGAAGAACTTGATACCGGCGAGTATGGAGCGGGTGCGTATCCGCTCGTCGCAGATGTAGCTGCGGCATACTTTGATGGCATCACCAAGCTGTATCGCAGTTTCAGTCCAGAGGAGCTGAAAAGCGACACAGAGATTTCCCTGCTATACGCAAATGCGCAGATGGCTCAACGGGAGATTGAGGCCAAAGCAACGGCACTGAAAGACGTATAGCAAATACGCGCGTGTAATGATGATATTACTACCCATATTCATTTTAGCACGCGAGCGAGGCAAAGTCAAGGATTGGAGGTGAACGACGAGTGAGCGTTACCACGAAACGCAGCGAGCTGGTGCTTGCGCGGAGAGTGAAATTGCTGAATCAATTCGATGTGGCGAAATTGCTGGGAATCTCTCAGGCCAAGTATTCGCTGATCGAAAACGGATATAAAAGTCCAACTCCGCAAGAAGCCCAAAAGCTGATTGCCATGTTTGGTCTTAAGCCGAACTACTTCGAGGAAGACGGGGGTGTGTGAGGATGACGGAAAACAACATCCGCAGCATGAGAGTTCGCGCCGGATTGTCTCAGGAAGACGTGGCAAGCAGCCTGCCGGAAGGAACAAACCGTGTAATGGTCAGTTTCATGGAGGCGGGACGAACCCTCCCAACGGTAGACGGCATGAAAGCTCTATGCGATTTGTTCATTTGTTCGCCGTCTGACCTGTATTTGCTTGACGACCTCGATCTCTCGCTCAGCGAGCAGTTTCCGACCAAATGCAGCACTTCCACAAAGACAAGCGGCGGCGGTCGCGGACCCGGACACGAAGGAATGACTGAATTTCGCGTGTGGGTCAAGCCGGAAGAGAAAGAGGCCATTGAGAAGGCGGTTGCCAAGCTCGGATACAGGTCGGGAGCTGAATGGTTCCGCGAAGCGCAGCGGGCGCTCTTGCAGCGGTGCGTCATGATGGGATTATCCGAAGCTGGAAGCAACATTGTAGACCTCCGTCCTATGAGATGTGATTAAGCCATCTGAGGTTATTGTAACCGCTTGGGAGGGTAAAGAAAATGGCGGTGTTTACGAATAGCGACATCAAAAAACGGCGTGAGTTACTGAAAATGACCGCCGCTACGCTTGCCGAGATGATCGGGCGAGACCCGACCACGGTCTACAACTGGGAAAGCGGAAAGTGCGACCCCGACCCCGACAGCCTTTACCAGATTGCGGAGGCTCTTGGCGATTTGAATATCTGGTATGACTGGATGCGGACGAAGTACAGCAGCTATGCGCGGCTCCATCCGGAGGGACGAGCAAACGACCTTCCCGGAGCGACGATGACCATGTTCGCCGAGCTTGCCGATCTGGTTGACCTTCGCCGAGAAACCTTGCGAGACGCGGCGGACGGCAAGATTGATGACCCGAAGCTCAGGGTGGATATTCTGCGGGAAGCCGAGGAAGCTCAAGCGGCGATTCAGCGCTTCATGAATGTGCTGAAATCCCAAAGAGAGAGGCGGTGATTAAATGCCGGCAGCAAAAATTTTCCTGACAAGCGCTGATATTTCCGCTGTGATGGGCATCAGCATCCGTCAGGCTCAGTACACGCTGAACATGTTCGACCAGCGCGGCCAGACCGTCCGGAACGGGCGAAAGAAGATGGTTGATCTGAATATCTTCAGCCGTTTCCTGTCCGAACAGGATGGGGCCGATTTGAGGGAGCGCAAGCGGGATATTCAGGAGTTCCTGCAGGAAGCGAAAAAGGAGGCGGCAGGATGACAGTTGTAACGGCAGATCAGGTTGATAGGGCCGAAAGCGTCACTTCGGCGCTCGAAGAAGTGCTGTACCACCTGCACAGTGCGAAGGAAGAGCTTGAGGGTTCGGGAAGCCGGACGGTTGAGCACATCTCCATGATCGAAGAGATCATCAGCGCGGCGGAAGAAGAAAAAGCCGAATACGATGCGATTCTCGACAAAGCCGATGCACAGGAGCTTGCGGCCATGAATCGTGAGTATGAAAGGAGCGTTCTATGATTCAGCTCCCTGATGTGGCGATTGATTTCGAGCAGGAACAGCACCTCTACACACTGCGCGGCTTCCGCATTCCGTCCGTTACCCAGATCATGGAGCCGTTGAGCCTGATGCTCTACAACGGTATTCCACTTGACGTGCTGAACGAAGCGGCTGACCGGGGTTCGCGGGCGCATGAACAGATCAGCAATTACGTTAAGTACGGTGTTGAAGAACCGGACGAGGATACCGAGCCGTACTTCGAGGCGTTCAAGAAGTTTGAGCGTGAATACAAGCCCGCATGGGTCGAGAGCGAGTATCGAACGTATCACAAGATTCTTCGGTACGCTGGAACCATCGACTTGATCGGCTATATTGAGCCGGACGATGGAACTGGTGTTGACGTGATTGACCTCAAATGCACGAGCGTCTATCATCCGGTTATGCTGGCAACACAGCTCTCCGGCTATTGCGAAGCACTCAAAAGCCACGGCGTCAAGGTCAGGCGTCGATACGGCTTGCAGCTTCTCAAGACGCAAAAATACCGGTTCGAGCAGGTGGAGGATGGCTACAAGACCTTCCTGCACTGTTTAGCAATCTACAACGCAATGGCTGCCGAAAGGAAGCCGTGAACAGAAGGAGGCAATCCAGAATGGAGGAACAGACTATGGTCAACGAAGCGAAGCCGATCAACCCCTCGCTGGAAAACCAGCTTGAGAAATCCGGCCAGATGGCTATTGTGGAAGCTCGCAGCATGGTCATCGAGAGCAAACAGGACTACGAGCAGGCAGGAAGGTTCCTGGTTGAGATCAAGACCCGTGCGAAGCAGATCAAGGACTATTGGGCACCTACCAAGGCAGCGGCGAAGGCGGCGCATCAGTCTGTTGTTGACCGCGAAAAAGAGATGCTTGTCCCCTTGACCGAGGCCGAAAAGATCATCAAAGCCAGCATGATCAAGTATCAGGCCGCACTTGAGCGGGCACGGCGCGAAGCCGAGGAAGAAGCTCGCCGCCGCCAGCAGGAGGAAGCTGACCGTCTGCTTGCTCAGGCGATTCAGTCGCAGGAGAACGGCGACGACCACGGCGCAGCCGTTGGAATGGCAATGGCCGAGATGGTCGAGGAAATGCAGCCGCCGGAGATCATCGAAACGGCGAAGGCTGTTGGAACCAGCGTCAGCAAGAGTTGGAAGGCCCGTGTCGTAGACGAGACGGCAGTTCCGCCCTATGCGAACGGGCTTGAAATCCGCAAGATCAATCTCGCGGCGCTCAATAGCATTGCCCGCATGACGAAAGGCACCGCGAAGATTCCGGGCGTGGAGTTCTTCGAGGAAATGAACATCAGCGCAAGAAGCTGAGGAAGGAGTAATCCATGAACGAACCGTTTGAGGGCGACGTCATTATCGCCAATCCCTATGCCGTAGTCCCAGCGCAGGGAGTGTCCATGCAGGATGCCCAGCGCCATGATTCCGGAAATGCGCTGGCGGCGAACGCCGAAGCCCGCGTTGTTGCCGAAGTCAAAGCCCAAGTGCTTATGGCGCGGCAGTTCCCCCGCGATGAGCAGATGGCCGCTGAGAAGATTCTGCGCGAGTGTGCGCGTCCTACGCTTGCTGACGCGGCGGTTTACACCTTCCCGCGCGGCAAGGAAACCGTCACCGGCCCGTCGATTCGCTTGGCAGAGGTTCTTGCCCGGAATTGGGGCAACTGCACTTTCGGCTATGAAGTGCTTGAACGCCGGCAGGACAATCGCGGAGTGGGCTATTCCGTCATTCGCGCCTACGCTTGGGATTTGGAGACGAACATGTACATCTCCCGGCAGTTTGAGTTGAAGCACTGGCGCACGACCAAGAACGGCGGTTATAAGCTGACGGACGACCGCGACATCTACGAACTCGAAGCGAACATGGCATCACGCCGCATTCGTGCCTGCATCTTGCAGATGGTTCCGGGCGATGTTACGCAAATTGCCGTTGCCGCCTGCCGCAAAACGGCTTCTTCTGGACTTGCTGAGAAGATGGCCGACAAGGAGCAGCGCGAGAAGCTGATCTCCGCTACTGTCCGCATCTACGAGCGCATGGGCATCAGCCTTGCTGATCTGGAAGATTACCTGAACGCGAAAAAGCAGGACTGGTCTGCCGACCACATGCTGCGGTTGAAGGAGCTGAAAAACTCCATCGACGACGGTGTTCTGCCTATCGGAGAGGTTTTCCCTCACTTGGCGGGCAACGACAAGAACGCCACTGTCAGCAAGGAACAGGCTGTTGCGCTCATGGAGGCGGCGAAGGCGACCGGACGGCAGGGCGAAATCAGCGACGCGCTCAAGAAGGCCGGAATTGCGAAGTTTGCCGACACCCCGGCTGCGCGCTACGAAGAGGTTAAGAGCCTGATTGCCAGCTTCGGCACGCAGGAGCAGCCGGCAAAAATCGAAGGCGGTTCGGACAAGCCTGTACCGTCCGAGGGAAAGGAGAAATAAGCAATGGCTGAAAGACCCATCAAAAGCCTGTCCGACCTGATGGACGGAGGCTTGGAGGAACGCTTCAATCAGGAGCTTACGAAAGTGTGGCAGAACGTCTACGACCCCAACACGAATCCGACCGCAGCGCGGAAGGTCGTGATGGAGGTCAAAATCGTTCCCAATGAGCGGCGCGATTCCGTACAGTTCCATGTGAATGTGTCCTCCAAGCTCGCACCGCATGTGGCGCTTACGCAGACGGTCATGCTCAGTCTCGGCGCAGACGGCACGATTACTGCTACGGAGCGCACGGAGCAGGTTCCGGGGCAGCTTGACATGGAAGGCAATGAAGCCCCTTTGCCCAGCACCATCAGCTTTGGGCGGCTCGAAGCAGTCAAGTGAACGAGAAAGGATGATTGACGTATGGCTACTACCCCCAACATCGAACCCAAGAGTAACGGTTTCTTCAACGGCGCCACTGAGCTGGCGCAGTATCTGGTATCCCAGGGCAAGAACGACGCAAAGAACGAGCTGGCGGTAAACCAGAAGCTCATTGAAATTGACGGCGTTCAGCACTATTGGGACAGCAGTAACCTTCGCTGGCGCCCGATTACGGCGCCCATTCCGGACGACGAACCTGTCCCGGAGCGGTATGTTTTCTTCACCCTTGACGGCCTGATCGATTATATTCGCGAGAATGCCGAGGGCAATATTCCGCAGCTTGATTCCGAAGCAAAGGGCGGCGACCGGTTGATTTTGCAGGTGGTGAATCATCACATTGTCAGACTGATGTCTCAGCCCTCGAAGTACAAGAAGGCTCGCCATTGCATCGCTTGCGTGGAGGCGCATGTGCCGGACATCCGCTTCGACAGCTACATGGACATCGAGCAGTTCAACGTGCAGCTTCTTTCCACCTTCATTGAAACGCCTGTGCGAGCGGAGCTTTTCAAGATCGTCAAGTCTCTGACGAAAGAGCAGAATTGCAACGTGACCGACGATGGCGTATCTCAGGTGCTGACCGTCAAGCAGGGCGTATCACTCGCACAGAACGTCACGCTTCAGAATCCGGTTCCCCTCAAGCCTATGCGTACCTTCTCTGAGGTGGACCAGCCGGAGAGCAATTTCACCTTGCGCGTGAATGGCGACGCGGATGTCGCGCTCTTTGAAGCCGATGGCGGCGCTTGGAAGAACGCTGCGGTTGCGAACATCAAGAACTATCTCGAAAGCAAGCTGTACGGTTACGGCGTAGTCGTACTCGCGTAAGCAATCAGCAAAGCCGGGGCGGACATACCGCCCCGGTCTTCAGGAAGGAGGCGATGACAGACAATGCCGAACCGAATCATCAAGGAGGGTATTTGCGCAAACGAGCAGATCGACCGGCTGACCGCGTTTGAAGAAACGTTCTTTTACCGTTTGATCGTGAACGTCGATGATTACGGACTGATGGACGGGCGCGTCTCCGTCCTCAAGGCAAAGCTGTTTACGCTGCGCTGCGGTACGATGAAGGACAGCGAGGTTGAAAAAGCGCTCAAGCGCCTGTGCGAGGAAGGCTTGGTAGAGGTGTACCACTGCAAAGGAAGACCGTATCTGCACCTGACCGGCTGGGAGCGGAATCAGCAAATCAGAGCCAAGAAGCCGAAATATCCGCGTCCGGAGGAAGCAGACGAGGAACTGCCTGAAATCAACTGCAATCAAGCGCAAGCAGGCGAATGCACGTCCAAACAGGCGGAAACGCATGACGGCAGAGAAAATCAGCCGAGCGCCGATGACCCGGTTGTTGTCGAGATGGTGCTGAACGACGGCGGAACGTATAAGGTCACTCGTTCTGAAGCCGAGCGTTATCAGGCTCTTTATCCTGCGGTTGACGTTATGCAGGAACTGCGAAATGCGGCGGGCTGGCTCGAAGGCAATCCTACGCGCCGCAAAACGAAGGCTGGAATCAAGCGGTACATCAATGGCTGGCTTGCGAGGGAGCAGGACAATGGCAAAGGCAAGGGTGGAAGCAGCACGTCCTATGCTCCGCCATCCAACAGACCGACGGGCGGGAATCCTTTTAAGAGGTGACGGCTATGGACGATAAAATGACCCCGGCAGGTGTAGCAATGATGCAGTCCTTGGTGAATATGGTCGGCTGCGACTGCCCGAAAGAAGAGAACAGCGATTATCGCAACGAAGAGGGGTTGCTTGTGTGCGGCGTATGCGGCAAACGCAAGGAACGAAAGCTGAATGTCCCCTATCTTGGCGAGCGTATCGTTCCGACGCTCTGCGCTTGCGGAGAAGAGAAAATCCGCAGGGAGGAAGAGGAAAAGGTGCGGCGCGAGGAACAGAAACGCTGCGACGATCTGTTCTCATTCAGCCTGATTGACGACCGCTTCAAGGAAAGCACGTTCGATAACTTCCAGATCAACGAATATAATCAGAGACAGTTCAAACTGGCAAAGCGGTATGTTGAAAAGTTCGAGGAAATGTATGCCCGGAATAAGGGGCTGCTGTTCTATGGCGAACCGAGCACCGGCAAAACCTATCTCGCATCCTGCATTGCCAACGCCCTGCTGAAAAAGCGTGTGCCGCTGATTGTGACTTCTATCATTAAGCTGACTTCCGCCTCCGGCCCGTTCTCCAAGGAAGCCGAGGAACAGCGGCTGCTTGTCCGCAAGATGAATGCGGCAAGGCTGCTTGTCATTGACGATCTCGGAACCGAACGCGAAACTGACTACAAAATGGAGCAGGTGTTCGAGATCATCGACAGCAGATATGGGGCGAAACGCCCAATGATTATTACAACGAACCTGAGCCTTTATCAGATGCAGCATGAACCAAACATGCGGAAGCGCAGAGTGTACGAGAGAATCTTTGAAATCTGCCACCCAGTCGAGTTTACCGGCCCGTCATGGCGTTGGAACACGGCGGAAAAAGACTATGACGAAATCAACAATATCCTGCTTGGAGACTGAAGGAGGCGGCTTGCGTGTTGCTGGCAGCGATTGACCCCGGAAATGTTTATTCGGCTTATGTCATCATGCAGTCGGCGGACTGCAAGCCGCTCCACTTTGGGAAAGTAGAGAACGCCGCCCTCGAAGAAATGCTCAAAACGGACAAGCGCTTCTCCGCAGATGAGTATGTTATTGAGCGCGTCGCCTGTTACGGCATGGCCGTCGGGCGAGAAGTGTTCGACACCTGCGAATGGATTGGACGCTTCAGCCAGATCATCAAGGACGTGCGCGGAGCTGACGCGCAGTACGTCTTTCGGACTGAAGAAAAGAAGTTTATCTGTCACAATATGAGCGCCGGGGATGCGAATATCCGCAGGGCGCTGATTGACCGATTTGCGGAGCATGATCTGAAGAATGGCAAAGGCACAAAGAAACAGCCGGACTTCTTCTACGGCTTTGCGAAGGACGTTTGGGCCGCGTTTGCGGTCGGTTATACACACCTCTACAAGAAAGAAATCGAACGGGACAGAGCGAAGTTATTTGAGTGAAAACTCAAATTTTTGCGCCATACCCATTGACAAATATAAGATAATACAGTATAATATAATCGTAGGAAATGCAAAAACAACCCCATCACAAGGAGGAAACGTAGGTATGTGGCAGTTGATTGTCGGATACGTTGCTGGCGGAGCGTCCGCACTGATCTTTGTTCATGTGATGAACAAGAAGCTCAGGGAGCAGCGGGCGCAGTACGAGCGGCAGCTCGAAGGAAGCAACCGCAGGATTTCTGATTTGACCTGCAAGGATGCCTACCGGCAGGGCCGCGACTATGAGAGCGACGCCCAGCGGCGGGATCGCGCAGAACTCCGCCAGCAGATCGACACGCTGGCGGCGGACAATGAGGAACTGCGCCGCGAGCTCAACCTTGAATCTGTCTTCGCCAATCGGATGAAGACGCAGGGCAAGGCGACGATGTTTGTTCGCTGAGGGAGGCCGGTATGAGAAACCATTACGCGATATGGGCGGTGGAGCGGTTCACGTTCCGGTTCGTGGCGTATATTGTCCTCCTGCCCGTGCTCGTTGCTATGTTTCCGCTGGCAACCGTCAGCAACCTGTTGGGCAGGGCGTTCTACTGGCTGAAAGGGTGGTGAGCATGGACGTGTCCATCGCTTATGCACTCAAAGCAATCAAAGCTCAGCGCTCGCGCTTGAGTTCTCAGCAGATGAAAACGCTCAAAGGGCAGGTGCTCGCTGGTGATGTCAGCGGAGCAATGAAGGGCCTGAAAGCGCTGACCGAAGGACGCTCCGCTTGCTGTCCGAGAAGGGAGGATGCCAAATGGCAGAAACGGCTGAATCCATCAGAGCCGATGCCCTGAAGGAGCTGGAAAGATGGAATGCCATCAGGAAAAACGGAAGCAATGACCCCTTCTGGCCGGATGGCGTCAATCTGAATCTGGTGCGGAACCACATCATCTATGCGAATAGGCGCTTGAAGGAACTGTCTTCCGCGCCTGTGCAGTTGTCGATGTTCAGCGACTGCGAAAGGCTGATTGACGATGGAAGCGTCGATCTCGTACCCCTTCCGCCGGAGGCTCCCAACGACTTCATGGCAAGGAAGGGCGAAATTCTTCAAGGCGCAAGGAAAGCCCTCTCTATTCTCGGTAACTCAAAGAGCATGAATCAATCGGGCAGGAGCGCTGATCTTCGACAAGCAATAGAGACGGGCGACTACGTTACCATGAAGCGATACTGTGCGAGAATGGTGGCCGATGGTATTGACGTCGGTTACGAAATAAGGAGGTAGCACATGGGTGCGAAAACGAAAATCGACTGGTGCGACAGTACATGGAATCCAGTAACGGGTTGCCTGCACGGATGCGCATACTGCTATGCGCGGAAGATTGCAGAGCGATTCGGCGGTGTGGATTACGAAGATGAACTGGAAAATCGATATGGAATGTATGACGTTGTACGGTTGCATGCGGAGGGTGATACACATGAGCTTGATTATCCGCTCGTAGATGCTTACAGCGGCAAAAAAGCGCCCTATCCATTTGCGTTTGATCCCACCTTCCATCGCTACAAATTGGATGAGCCGCAGTGCTGGAAGAAGCCCCGCGCCATCTTTGTGTGCAGCATGGCCGACCTCTTCGGCGAGTGGGTTCCGGACGAATGGATTGAGCAGGTATTCGAAGCTTGCGAGGCGGCGCCTCAGCATCGGTATCTGTTTCTCACCAAGAACCCGAAACGATATGTAGACCTGTACGGAAACGGTATTCTGCGCGTTCGTGATTCTTTCTGGTATGGCTCAACAATAACGGGCGCAAACGAACCATTCTTTTTCAGCCGGATGCCTGACGACAATCCGCATACGTTCTGCTCCATAGAACCGATTATCGAACCGGTTGGAACCATGCAGGAAATGCCTGATTGGGTGATTGTAGGCGCAGAAACCGGCAATCGAAAAGGCAAGGTTGCGCCCTGTAAGGAATGGATTGATGAAATCGCCGCAGAGTGCAAGCGGCGCGGGAAACCACTCTTCATGAAAGACAGCTTGCACGACTTGATGGGCGACGACTTCAAGCAGGAATTTCCTTGGGAGGTGAAATAAAATGGCCAGTTTCAAAGAACTTCCGCGTTGTCCATACTGCGGAGCCGAAATGTTCCTTTGTCCGAAATGGGCGGGCTATCTTGAGTTCTTGTGCCCGAAGTGTAAGAGCAGCAGCCCGAAATGCGAAACGGTGAGCGAAGTCTGGGAGACTACCGCGAACCGCGCCAAACCTGCGAGCCGCGTGCTGAAGCCGGAAGAAATCGAAAAGGCTGAAGTCATATGGATGGAAGAAATGCTGGACGGGCAAGCGCTTCCGGTGGTCGCCATGCTGGTCTATGGCAAGGTTTGCGATGATGCGAACAGCTACTGCCCTTGCATCGCCTTTGCAAGCAGAGACGGAGAAATCACCGATTATCCGTTGGAGGACTACCGAAAGAATTGGCGATGCTGGCTGAGCAAACCGTCCGAGGAAGAACGAGCGAGTAGACCGTGGAGCAATGATTCTGCGGAAGGAAGCGTGGCCGTGGATGAAACTCGATGATTGGGTACATTGCACCCGCTGCATTCGCAAGACCGGAAACCACTACGAGGTTATCCCGGCGGGAAACATGACGGACAGCACGGAAACAGCCCTGTATTTCGAGCATGGGGCAGAAGAAAACGCCGAAGAACATGCGGCAGATCAGCATTTTCGATGGCCTGCTTGCAGGAAAGGAGACAAAGAAACCATGAAACATTGTCCGTGCGAAGGATGCAAGAACAGCATCGGCGGCGTCGATTGCCGTTTGAACGTCGAAAACGAATGCAAAGCCGGAGGCGGCTACGAGGCGTGGGAGCCGATGCCCATAGCCCAACTGAAACCCAGCCGGTCAGAGCGATTCCTCAAGTGGTCGGCAATCGTTCTCGTCTGGCTTGCTTATCCTGTGGTGATCTACAAGCTGTTCCTACTGGCTTTCGGGAGGTGATGCCGATGACGTTCTATCACTTTTGTGCAGATCGGCACATCAAGGGCATCTTGCGCAACGGGCTTACGGAAGTCGGAAAACCGGCGCGTCCACCACGGCCGCATTCCGCGAGAGTACATAAAGGCATATGAAAGGAGCTTGTGATATGCAAGACAAACTGGAAACCAAAGTCACCGCCATCTATTGGCCCGAAGAGCGAGAGCTGACGCTGTTCAAGCGCTGCGTATGGGTTACGATGGGCAAAACGGAGATGCCGTCGCTGCCGCCGTCGTCTAAGCTCTTGAGCGCTTTGCTCAACGCTCGTCATTCCCCTGTGAGGGTTTTGAACTTCGCATTTCTGGTGGAGAACGTCCCGTCCAATATCTCCACCCATTTCGCCCGTCACGTCCACGCGCAGCCGTATATCAGCAGTCTGCGTAATGACCGGCAGGATAAGATAGATGGCGACGAAGCACCTCGAACCACGCCGGTCCACATGATCTTCTACTGCAACGCCGAAGAACTCATGAACGTCGCAAACAAGCGGCTATGTGGAAAGGCTTCCGAGAAAACGCAGCAGGTTGCGCAGTTGATGTGCAGTGAAGCTGCTCGCGTGTGCCCGGAGATTGCGCAGTATCTCGTCCCGAATTGCGTATGGCACGGCGGTGTGTGCCATGAACCGGAATCCTGCGGGAGGTGCATCCGAGGATGAGCGACGAGAACCGTATCCCCCTGCGCAATCCGGAGGGATACATGGATTTGACCACGCACGATGCGCTCACAAACGTCATGCGTGAGACAGAAGAAGCGGACTTGCGTTGCAACCGTCTAATTAAGTCCGTCAAAACGGTGATCGACCTTGCGGACTTCGATTTGGTAGCCCGCATCGAGGTCAAAGACAGACGTACCGGGAGGACGTACAGATGACCTTTGAAGAACGCCTTGTCGCGCAGCTTTACCTTGAACGCCGCGCTCATGCGGAAACGCGCCGGAAGCTGGCAAAGGCAGAACATGACCGCGACCGCTATGGCAGAAGAATCCGCTTCCTGCAGGGACGGCATGAAATTCTGGCGCGGGAGTATAGGGCTATTCGAGCCGAACGCGACACTCTCGACAACTGTGTGACCATGCTCGAAAGGAGGCTGTTGGATGAACAGCCGGGAGAAAAAACGACCGACGGCGCAACCTGTTCTTGACCGTTTTCCCCTGTCTGGCCGTGAATACTACGCGCTTCGCGAACTGTTCGGCGTCGTCAGCACGTTCAACAACTGTGCTGGCGAACTCGACAAGCGGGTTCGGAGCATTCCGGGAGCTTACCGCGACTATCGCATGATTCAGTCCGTGGCAGAGAAACTCGTGCGGAAACTTCTGACGACGGTTCCGAAGAACAAGCTGGTTCAGATTTCAAAGGAACTGAAGTATACGCGAATTGTGGTCGAAGTAAAGCCCGAAATCACTCCGAGCCGCGATGATGGGAATCTGCTTACCTACGTTCCCCAGCGAGCGCTGGAAAGAATCATGGAAAAAGTCGTTGGCTATGAATGCTTCTGCTGTGAAAAAGCGGGAAAGGATGCCCGGCGCTGCCAACTGCGACGGGACATCGAAGCAACGTATCACTATGATTACCCAGACGACGGGAAAGAATGCCCGTTTGCCGGAATGACGATTGGAGGAAGCTGTGAAAAAGTCGAAGAAGATGCGGATGATTCCGAAGAAGAGTAACGGCCCGAATATCTTTGAGCGAATGCAAATGCGACGCGCGGAGAAAGATGCCGCTACCAGCATCATTGCTGATAGCTTTTGTGGCGTGAATTGGCATGAGAAGCTGAAAATATTCCCTGTCTTCACCGTCTACAAAAACCCGCGAGATTTTCCCGGCAAATATGTTGTGCGCTTGTTCGATGGGACGAGACCGATGCGCTTGATTGCCATCCGCGACACGCTGGATGAAGCAAGGGCCACTATTCCTGAAGGATTCTACTGTGTGCAAAAATCGCCGGACGATGACCCGGTGATCGTTGAAACTTGGCTGTAAAGGAGAACGGGAAATGAAGTTTGGAGAATTTGCGAAGGAAGTCCATCAGAATGCCGTAGATCACGGATGGTATGAGGCCGAGCGGAGCGTTGCCGAGATTTTCGCCCTCATTCACTCTGAATGGAGCGAAGCTCTTGAGGAATACCGCGCCGGAAGGCCGATGGAGTGGTATCACTGCTGCGAATGTGAGCCTGACGGTCACGGACATTCCTGCGACCCGAAAGACGAGAACGATTGCCTGAACTATGAAACGCGGGAGAAATGCTCACATCGTGGTAAGAAGCCGGAAGGCATCGCTGTTGAGCTGATTGACGGCTGCATTCGCATTCTGGATTTCATGGGCAGTGTACTCACCTCGGATTCCGATGCGGATGATGTGGATTTTGATGAATTCATTCGTCCGAGTGATAAAACGCGAGAACGTGTTGAAGCAACCTTCAAAGCAACTCCATTTCCGGTCTTCGTTGCAAGGCTGCATGCCATGACGACGCACGCGATGGAGAGCACTTTGGTAGCAAATGGTGCGCGTTTGGATGAAGCGATGTGCCATCTTGTAGCAATCATCTACCGCGTATTCGTCTGGCTCGAAGCTCACGGCTGTGAAGACCCGAAGGCCGTCATGATTGAAAAGCACGAATACAACAAGAGCAGATCCTACCGCCACGGCGGGAAGCGTTGCTGACATCTGATAGCATTTGATTTCAAATGATTTCAATGGAAAGCGAGTGATATGGAATGAATAAAGCGATGTTCGTCGGCAACCTTGTCCGCGACCCGGAGCTGAAAACCACTCAGAGCGGTGTGGCGGTCTGCACCTTCACCGTCGCCGTCAATCGTATGCGCGATGCGAACGGAGAATCCCGCGCGGATTACCTGCCGGTCAAGACCTTCAAGAACCGCGCCGAGAACTGCGCGAAGTATCTGAGCAAGGGCAGCAAGGTAGCAATCGAAGGCCCGGTGCAAACCTACTCCTACGAAGCACAGGATGGCTCCAAGCGCTACGGTTTTGAGATTGTGGCGACGGAGATTATGTTCCTGCCGTCCGGCAACAGATCTGATGCCCATAACGGCGGCGGGCAGACGGCCCAGCAGGGCTCATCTCAGCAGTATACCGGCGGCAGTTCTTCCGATGGCTTCACACAGGTGGATGACGACGAGTTGCCGTTCTGATCGCCGCCGGCCCATCAGAGGGCACAGAACGGAAATGATGAACGCGAACAGAAAGGCAAGGTGCGGAGGCAATGCAAAAAGAGAGCGTCGATCTGATGCTTGGCAATTACCGCGAATATACGGCCCGATGTGAGTTCCTCGAACAGGAGATTCAGGAATTGGAGCGCATTGCCGCCGATCTGCGCAGGACGATGATGACGGACGCACTGTCCGGCTCTCAGAACCTATCCGGTATGCCACATGGCACAAGCGTCAGCAGTCCGACGGAACGAATCGCCATCAAGTTTGCTGACGGCTATGTCCCGGATTACATCGTTGACATCGAGAAAGAGATCGCGAGCAAGAAGGACGAGCTTCGCCGCAAGACACCGACCGTCGTGTTCGTGACTGTGTGGCTCAAAGGGCTGTCCGAGAAGGAGCGCTTCGTGATCGAGAGCAAGACCATTGGCGGCGCATTCTGGCGGGAGCTGATCTACGCCTACCAGCAGCGCTTCGGCGAGGTCTACTCGAAGCAGGGGCTGAAGAAGATTCGGGACAGGGCACTCGAAAAGATTTATCGGATAGCGACATAATTCATTCTCGACCGTTGGGAGAGGGGCTTTCTGAAACTTGCCGTCAAGTGAAAAGCTCCCCCTCCCAATATCTATAATATATATAGAGATAGATAATAGACCCGTGTGTATGTGTAGTAGTGTCTATATTATATAATACATATAAGGGCAACGAGACGATGTACGCCCCCCGCAAAATCAGTCTACGCGCAAATGAAAAAAGCCATTTCAGGCGCTTTTCTGAGCTGTATCTCTTGACAAATATCCTATAATAGTGTATAATATAATTGTAAGGCAGAACAAGTAATTGTTCTTGAGAAAGGAGGGAGGACAATGGAGGGCGGAATGACCAACGCTGAGTTCAACGCTTTCCTCGAGACATTGGCACGGCTCGTAGAAAGCAAAGCGAAGTCGCCTGAAGAAGCGGCAGAGCTTATCCGACAGGCGAAAGCGAAATAAAAAAGTAGCGGCCACCCTCGCAAAGCGAACCGCTACCACACCAAGAAAGGTGAGCCGGGAGCCTTACCCCGGCCACCTTGATTGTACCACAGTAAGGCAGGAAACGTCAAGGAGGAAAGAACCATGAAGCTGATGACGAAGGAGATTGAGAAGAAGCTGCTCAAGACGGAAACCGGCAGCACCTTGGGCAACATGGATGCGGAGGTAATCGTGAAGTATTTCAACCCCTGCGGCGCAGGAACGTGGCTGATTACCGAGGGCGAGAAGCTCGAAGACGGCGACTGGCTGCTTCACGGCTATTGCCACATCTTCGAGTGGGAATGGGGAGCCGTCCTTCTCTCTGAGCTGGAAAACACCGTCTGCCCGCCGTACCGGCTCAGAATTGAGCGCGATCTCTGGTGCAAAGGCTGCACGGTTCAGGACCTCGCGGCTTGATTCCGGAAAGTAGCCGGAAAGTAGCCGGATTATGTGACTTCACAGGGCGGCTTTCAGGTGCTATGATTATATCAGGCGTTTGAAGGTTATGTCAGCCCGAAAAAACCGACCGGAGGCGATAACGTTTAGATGCTTTACACGAGCAGGTTTTCCAACCCGGAGCTGAAATCCGGGAAGTACACGGCAGTCAGAATCAGCCTTGGCGCCCCGAAGTGGCCGCTGGGCTATGAGATTGCCGGGGCGATAAACGACCTGATGCCCTATGGTCTGCTGAACATCCAAAGCAAGGATGTTTACGAACACAAGTATCGTGAACGGCTTGACCGGGTGGGCATAGATCGGATTTATCGCCAGATTCAGGCTTTCGACAGCGGAAAGCCGGTCGTCCTTCTCTGCTACGAGGACGTGCGCGACCCGTTGCAGTGGTGCCACCGAACGATGTTTGCGAAGTGGCTGCTCGAAAAGACGGGCGAGATTGCCGACGAACTCCCTGACCCAACCACGGTCAAGGTCAAGGGAAGCACGGGCGTTCAGAAGGCTAAAGAGACGAGGGCAAGCGCGGCTGTGCCAGCAGTGCCCAATAAAGCGGAGCAGCGCATCAAAGACCGCGAAGCGGAACAAATGCAGTTGAGCATGTTCGGTAACGGTCGCTGGTGAGCAAATCCGAGAGGGGCGTGTTACCGCCCCTCAATATCCGGCGGTAGTCTAATGCAGGACGCCGTTCATTCCTGAACGGAAATGGTGGTAGCCAATCCGTCCCGCCGGTCCAGATCAATTACGAACCAGTCTGCGGTCACGTCGCAGGCTGGTTTTCTTTTACTCAAATCAAGGTGGTGACAGCTATGATGTACATGAACCCCGGAGAAATGTTCCTTGGCTGTCTTGGTGCAGTTGAGCAGCGTTTCCTCTGTCAGCTCTTCAAAACGGCGCGTGAGGCCGGATATACGAGGTTCGTTGAGCCGTGCGCGGGCACGTTCGCCATGTCGAATCTCGCGGTCGATACCGGCTACAAAACGAGCCAGCTTGAAACGAGTGACGTGTCGATGATGCCGACGATTCTTGGCTATTCGATCATGGGAAAGCCGCTTGACGAACTTGAGATCAAGGCGAAGGGCTTTTCTGACGAAGAGCTGCTCGACCCGGCAACCGCACTGTACGCGCAGCTTTACCTTCGCACGGCCAAGAAAGCGGGCACGGAATACTTTCACAACCTGCTGAATGACCTGAGCTTCGAGCGAGAGAAGTACGTCGCCCAGATCAACGAAGGGCTTGCGCGGTGCAAGGCGCGGCTTGGCGGCATGAATTACCGTCCGCTGGATATGTTCGTCCACATGCGCGAGGTGCTGGATGATGAGCACGCAATCGTCGTGGTCAATCCGCCGACGTACTTCAGCGGCTACGAGCGCTACTATGACACAGGCGGTCTGATGACGTGGAAGAAACCGGAATACGAGCTGTTCGACCCGGACAGCGGCCACGGGAAGCTGTTCGAGATGATTGCCGACGCGAAAGCTCTGGTGCTTTGTTATCAGGAAAAGCCCGCCGGTGAGTATATCGGTGAAGCAATCTTCGCTCGCGGCGAAACCCGCAAGGGCATGAACGCCTACGTCTGTTCCAACCGAGGCGACGAAGCCGAAGCACTCGCTCACGGAAAGAAGATCAAACGTCCTTCTGATAGTGCTTTGGAACCGCTGCCCTGCGCAATCATGCCGACTGACCATGAGATCACAGAGGCATCCGACCTCAAGATCATCAAGGTAAAGGCAGCGAATACGCAGTATTACCGCAAAATCTGGACGCACAACTTCGTCGGAAGCTCTGCCACCTTCAATTTCGCCGTACTCATCGACAAGATGGTTGCGGGCGTCTTTGGCATCTCGAAGGTTCAGGCGGATTCACTGTTCATCTGGTATGTGATGAAGGTTCCGCACCAGCAGTACCGGCTTGGACGGCTGTTGTACATGCTGGCCCAGAACAGGCACTTCTGCGAAACTATCGTGAATGACTTCGACAAGGAACGCCTTGTCAGCGTCCGAACGGCAATGCTCACCAAGCACCCTGAAAACAAGGAAGTACGCGGCATCATGAAGCTGGTTGACCGAAAGAAGGACAAGACCAACGGATACAAGCTGACGTATGAAGCCCCGGTCATTGATGGGCGCACGGAAGCTGAGACGCTGAAAGAATGGCTTAGGAGGGAGAAAGAATGGCAGACGAAGAGAAACGCTACCAAGTAATCCACGACATGGGTTCCGGGCTGTTGATTGTCAAGGTTCAGCTTGACAGTTTGGTCGAGCAGAACGTCAACGCTCGCATCATGAAAGACCAGATGCAGGACCAGCTTACGGCGAATATCCAGAAGCGCGGACAGCTTGAGAGCTTGCCCCTTGTCGCCCTGATCGACGGCAAGCTGAAGATTATCTCCGGGCATCATCGCATCAAGAGCGCAAGAGCCGCCGGCCTCAAGGAAATCTACTGTCTGCTGGATGTGTCCGGCTTGAGTAAGTCGCAGGAGGCAGCGAAACAGCTTGCCCACAACGCGATTTCTGGCTTTGACGACCAGTCCACGCTGCGCGAGATTGCAAAGATGATCTCGGACGTGGACGACATGTTGGAGAGCTTTGTCGGCAAAGACATTCTGGAAGAGCCGTCTGCGGAGTTCGACAAGCTCATTTCCCCTGCGGTGCAGTTTGATTTCAAGACGATCACGTTCGCCTTCCTGCCGTATCAGCTCAAAAACCTTGAGCTGCTGGTGAAGCACCTTGAAAAGCAGGGCGCTGAGGTCATCGGCACGGCTCCCTACGAGCTGGGAAAGCAGTTCGCCGAGACACTGGCAAAGTATCAGCAGTTTCAGGATGTTCGCAATCTTGGTGCTGCGGTTGCTTCTATGGTGGAAGCGACGAACGAAAAGATGGAGATCGCAGGTTATGACCCTGCCGGAGAATGGACGTACCTGACCAAGATTTTTGGCAGCAATTCCGTTCCTAAGGAGGCCGCTGAAGTAATCGAACAGGCCCTTAAGAAGGCTGAGAAGGAAGGCGTTGTCACGAAGCGGAACCGCTGGCAGCTTATTGAGTACCTTGCGGCGGATTACCTCGCCGGGTAAGACGCGGTGTGCAGAAAGAGTGGTGAAACAGCATGGCCGCACCGACAAAGTTCAATCCCGATATCCATATGGACTGGGCGTGGTCACTCGCCATTCGCGGCGCAACCGATCAGGATATTGCGGACGCTTTTCACGTCTCGGAGCGGACAATCAATCGCTGGAAGTATGAGACGGATGCAAGCGGAAAGCCTATAACCGATGAAAACGGCGAAAAGGTGCTTTCTGAGTTTGGCAAGCTCCTTGCTTGTGCTAAGGAAGCGGCGGATGCCAAAGTAGAAAAGTGCCTTTTCCAACGCTGCACCGGTTTCGACCACACCGAGGAAGAGCGGATTCTCGAATACAACCCTGATGGCAGTGTGAAGCCGGTGAAGGTGCGTACTGTAAAAAAGCGCGTGCCGCCGGACGTCATGGCAATCATGTACTGGCTCAACAACAGAAAGCGGAAGACGGGCGAATGGTCGCAGAAGCAGGATATTACGCTCAGGACGGAAACTGAGGTTGATCTCAGCGACATGAGCGAAGAAGACCTGCGCAATCTCGCTGCGCTCGCCCGGCCCGAAACCGAATAGTGCGAGAAAAGAGACACCTGTCCCCGGCAAAGATTCAGGCCGTAGCTGAAGCCGCAAAGCGACAGCTCGCACGGACGCATTATGCTGATTACGTCGAGTATGTCCATCACGGCAGATGGAAACGAGCCAGACATCTTGACCTCATCTGTGCGGAATTGGAGAAGGTCATCACTGGCGAGACGAAACGCCTGATGATCTTCATGCCGCCACGTCACGGCAAGTCTATGACGGTCACGGCGACGTTTCCCAGCTACTATCTCGGCAAGTATCCGGACAGGCGCGTGATTGAGGTCAGCTACGGCGATGATCTTGCCAAGGAATTTGGCGACGCCAACCGCATGAAAATTGCAGAGCACGGATGCGAGCTGTTTGGCGTGCTGCTTTCTCAGACGGCGGCATCCAAAGTTTCGTGGAATCTGGAAGGCCATGCGGGCGGCATGATCTCCGTTGGCGTCGGCGGCGGCATCACTGGTAAAGGCGCTGACCTGCTGATTCTGGATGACCCGATCAAGAACCGGCAGGAAGCCGAATCGGAAACCTATCGGAAGAACCTGTTGAACGAGTGGCGTTCATCCATCTACACGCGACTTCATCCCGGAGCGTCGGTCATCATCATTCTGACGCGGTGGCACGAAGCCGACTTGGCTGCAAGCCTGCTGGAAAGTGAGGCTGGCGACTGGAAGGTCTTATCGCTTCCATGCGTGTGCGACGATGAAAACGACCTGCTCGGCAGAAAGATCGGTGAACCGCTCTGGCCGGAACACGGTTTTGACAACGAATGGTGCGAACAGACAAAACGTGCCGTCGGCTCTTACGCATGGGCAAGCCTGTACCAGCAGCACCCGTCCCCAATCGAAGGTGGAATCCTCAAGCGCGGCTGGTTCAAGTTCTACGACGTTCTGCCTGAAAAAGTTTCTCAGGCTGTTCAGTCTTGGGACTGCACCTTCAAAGAAGGCAAGGCCAGCGACTATGTTGCCGGTCATGTGTGGATGCGTTCTGGCCCGAATTATTATCTGGTAGACCGAGTTCACGATCAGATCGGTATCGTGGACACCATGCAAGCCATACGCACGATGTCCTATAAGCACCCGAAAGCGCGAGGCAAGCTGATTGAGGATGCGGCAAACGGCCCCGCAGTTATCGAAATGCTGAAGAAAGAGATCCCCGGCATTATACCGATTACCCCAATGGGCGGCAAAGTCGTTCGCGCAAGCGCGGTTGCGCCGTATCTGGAAGCTGGGAATATCTATCTTCCAAACCCGAAAAACGCCCCGTGGATTCACGACTTCATCGAAGAGTGCGCAGCTTTCCCCAATGGAAAACACGACGACGATGTGGACGCGATGACACAGGCAATCAATTACATGTCGGCAACGGGTGGACGCTCTGCGCCCCCGGCTGACTACGGCAACGACCGGCAGAGCTATTGGAAGAAATGAGGTGACAGCCTATGCCCGGAGGCATGAAAGAATACGGCAGCATCGGCCAGCGCCGCTATGCCGGTATGTTCTCTGAAGAATTTCTGCGAGAACTTCAGGGCAAGCGCGGTATCGAGGTATACCGTGAAATGTCTGAGAATGACGAAGTGTGCGGCGCCATTCTGTATGCCATCGAAATTCTGCTCCGGCAGACGGATTGGAGCATCCAACCCGGCGGTGACAGCACAAAGGACAAGGAATGTGCCGAGTTCGTGGAAAGTTGCATGAACGATATGCAGGATACATGGACGGATACGATCTCCGAGATTTTGTCCTTCCTGACCTTCGGCTGGTCTTTCCACGAAATTGTGTATAAGCGCAGAGCTGGGAACAGTCGTGACCCGCGCTTGAACTCGAAGTACACTGACGGGCTGATTGGCTGGCAGAAGCTCCCCATCCGCTCTCAGGAAACGCTGTTCCGCTGGGAGTACGACGACCATGACAACCTGACGGGCATGACGCAACTGCCGCCCCCGAAATACGTCATGGCAACCATCCCTATTGACAAAGCGCTGCACTTCCGCACGAAGAGCCGGAAGAACAACCCTGAAGGCAGGAGCATTCTGCGCAGTGCTTACCGTGCGTGGTACTTCAAGCGCCGGATTCAGGAAATTGAAGGCGTCGGCATAGAGCGCGACCTTGCCGGTCTGCCGACCCTGACCGCACCGCCCGGCGTAGACATCTGGAACACAGACGACCTCGATATGGCCGAGGCGCTTCGGCGATCTGAGACCATCGTCCGCAATATTCGCCGTGACGCTACTGAGGGCATCGTGCTTCCAGAAGGCTGGAAGCTGGAGCTTCTGAGCGCAGGCGGAAGTCGGCAGTTCGACACGAACAGCATCATCGAACGCTACGACACGCGAATCGCCATGTCAACCATGAGCGATTTTCTTTTGCTTGGTCATCAGCAGGTAGGCAGCTTCGCCCTGTCAAGCGACAAGACACACCTGTTCAGCATGGCGCTGGGCGCATACCTCGACATCATTTGCGAGGTTTTCAACAGCCAAGGCATCCCGCGTTTGGTTGGCATGAACGCAGAACACTTCCGTGGAATTACGGAGTACCCCAAGCTGACGCATGGCGACGTTGAATCGCCTGACCTGAAAGACCTGTCCGCCTATATCCGCGAGCTTACCGGCTGTGGCGTCATTATCGCTGACGAAGCCCTCGAAGAGTATTGCCGCAAGGTAGCCAGTCTGCCGGAACGGCAGGAAAATCAGGAGTTCGACCGGGAGATGCGTGCTCAGCGTCAAAAAGAAGAGCGCGAAAAGAAGGATGCTGGCACGAAAGCCAAGGCATCCAAGGCGGGCCAAGACCTCGACGTGGAAGAAATCGCTCCCGAAGACGAGGATACGGAGGCTGAAGCGGCAAAGAAGCGGCTCAAGAGGCGGTGAACTTGAATGAGCAATGACGACATCCTTCAGAGGCTATCGTCCTTCATTGACCGGAAAAGCCCGCAACCGGCAAGGTTCCTCTATCGCATGTGGGCAGACCAGCAGAAGGCTATCACTTACCACGAACTGCGCGAAGCAATTCTGAACGGTGGTCTGAGCATCAATTATCTGCTCGACTGGCAGCAGGATTACAGTAACTTCCTTGTCGAGAGCTACACGCCGCTCGTGGAAGCCGCCAGCAAGCAGGTGGTCAAAGACCTGATTGCCGAGTACGGAGTTGAGCTGCATGACCCGATGTACAGCGCCATTGAGCGCTACATATCCACTCATGGCGGCAGACTGATTCGTGAAGTCAGCACAGCGCAGTATCAGGCAATCAATGTCCTTGTACGACAAGCGGCAATGACGGACACGATGACCGTCGATCAGCTTGCGCGGGCAATACGCCCTTGCATCGGATTGACCAAGTGGCAATGCCAACAGACGAAGAAGTTTTACGACAACCTGATTGAGCAGGGCTATTCGCACAAGAAAGCCCTGAAGCGCCAAATGACCTACGCTGCGAAGATGCACCGGCAGAGAGCGGCTTCGATTGCTGAAACCGAAACAGCCTATGCCTACAACAACGCGGCAAAGATGGTCATCATTGATGCCGTAGAGCAAGGGCTAATTTCGCCGGAAGTCATGAAGGAATGGACGACTGCTGATGACGAGAAGGTGTGCAAACGCTGCGGTGCGGTCGATGGCGAGGTTGTTCCTCTGAATGAGACTTTTTCCATCGGTGTTGACCTGCCGCCGGGGCATCCGGGCTGCCGGTGCGCGGTGAAGTATCTGCTGAAAGCGCCCGAACGGAAATTGCCGACGAATCCATAGTCAAGCGTAAAGCCCCCCATAAGGGGCTTTTGCTTTCCACCAACAAATACTCATCCGAGTAAATACGCGCTGTTGTAGACCGTGTTACACACCGTAACAAGGGAGTGAATCAATCCAATGAGCAAAACATTCAAAGAATGCGTCATCAGCCACGAGCAACAACCGCGAGCTGACCCCTGCGAAGGCACGCTGCAATGCACCTTCAAACTCACAAAGAGTGACGATGAAGAGAGGCTTGTCTTTGGCTGGGCCTCTGTTGCGGAACGCACTGACGGAGAACAGATCATTGACTGGCAGGAAGACATTGTTGAGATGCCGGAGCTTGAAGCAGCCGCTTATGATTTCGTGCAGTTCTATCGGGAAGGTTCCGAGATGCACGAACGCGGTGGCTTCGATATTGCGATTCTTGTGGAGAGTATGGTCTTCACCGAAGAAAAGCTGGCGCTGCTGGGCATCCCTGCCGGAACTATCCCTCACGGATGGTGGGTAGGCTTCCGGGTTATTGATGACGATGTTTGGGCCAAGGTCAAGGACGGAACGTACCGCATGTTTTCTATCGAAGGCCAAGCCATAAGGGAAAAAGTGTAATGGAGGTGATGTGAAATGCCTACCAAGCTGAAAAACTTGAAGATCAAGCGTGTAGCGCTGGTCGATGAAGGGGCAAATCCGGACGCACACGTCCGATTCGCCAAGAGCAAGGATGCTCCGCCTGACAGCACTGATATGACAGCGGACGAAGCGCTGTCCATCATGGACCGCCTTGTCGCTTTCGTGCACAAAGCGTTCTCCGGCGGCGCTGCTGTTGAGAAGGCCGCTTACACTTTCGCCGAAGGTGAGGTGAAGCGCGACTATGACGGCATCATGCGCGATGAAGTGTGGCCGATGGTGTATGCGCTGACCGACAGCGTTTATTCCATCTTCTGCGATGTTCAGAAGAGCGACGACGAAAAAGCTGCGTTGCTGAAGCAGAGCGTTTCCGAGTTCTCCGATGCCTTTGGCTCTGCTGCTCAGAGCTGGGCTTCCGGAAAGAATGCTCAGACGGACATCCAGAAGGGCGATGAAGCTCTTGTGAAAATGCGCGATCATCTGACGGCGCTGATCGAGGAAGGAACGACCGGCGACGATGCCCCTACTGCCGATGGAGCACCTGCTCCCGTCGGCGAAGAAAATCCCCCTGCGAATGACGGCGAAGAAGAACCGACCGTCAAGAAAGGAGCAACTGACATGTTTTTCGATACCAGCAAAATGACCCCCGAAGAGCGGGCGACCTACGAGGATTTCGCCAAGCGCTTCGGCAGCGAGGAAGCTCCCGGCGCTCCTGCTGCCATTACCGAACCCGCACTTGAAACTCCCGGCGAAGCCGAGGACATGTACAAAGGCCTGCATCCTGCCGTCAAGGCCGAACTCGAAAACCTGCGTAAATTCCGCGAAGACGCGGAAAATCGCGAGTTTTTGGATGTTGCCAAGCGCTATGAACTTCTCGGCAAGAAGCCCGAAGAGCTGGCTCCTGTGCTGAAGAGCCTCAAGAACGCGGGCGGCAGCGCGTACAGCGACATGATCGGCGTGCTGGACGCCAGCCTTGATGCGATTGAAAAGTCTGGCACCTTCTCGGAAATCGGCAAGCGCGGAGAATCTGCCGTTGACGGCGCTTGGGGCAAAATCGAAGCTGCGGCGCAGGAAATCATGAAGGGCAAGCCTGACATGAGGTACGCCGACGCCATCGACGCCGCCTGCATCGCCCACCCTGAGCTGGTGCAGGAGTACGAGAAATCCCGCCGCTGATTTGAACGGCAGAAAGGAGAAAAACCATGGCTTACAACACTCACGCTTATGACGATAGCCCGACCATCTGTGCCGCTGCGAGCGCGGCCATTACTGACCCTGCGATGAAGGCTGTCAAGTTTTCCAGCGGCAAGCTGGCGCTTCCCTCTGCGGGCGACCCTGTGATCGGCATTGTTCTCGCCGATCAGGGCGACGTTGCTGCGGGCGATACGCTAAACGTCCAGATCAAGGACATCTGCTACTGGATTGCGGGCGGTACGTTCGCTGCGGGCGACCTGCTGAAGACGGACGCCAACGGCAAGTGCGTTAAGGCTGACGCGGGCAACGTGGTAAATGCCATCGCGCTTGAAGCTGGCGCTTCTGACGTACCGTGCAAGGTTTTCTTGCAGCATACCGCTGTTCCCGCTGCTGCCGCCGCTGCCGGAGGCGACTGATCTTGACCGAAAGGAGTAAAAGAACATGAGCAAAATCGCTACCAACGGCTCCGTCGCCGCGGACATCGCCAAGGGATGGAAGCCGAATAACTACCTGACCAACATGAGCGTCGCGTATTTCCAGCCGGATGACTGGTTCGTGTCGCCCTTCGTTTTCCCGATTCTGCCGGTGCAGCTTTCCACCAGCTACTATTACATCTTCGACAAGGGCGACCTTGCGCGCGACAACGTGCAGCGCAAGCCTGAGTTTGGCAAGGCAACGCCTATGATGTTCGGCTCCAAGCAGGAGCTGTACAGCTGTGAAGTCGATCAGATCATCATTGGCATCGACCAGATCAGCACGCTGAATTATCAGCGCTCTGCCGCTCCCGGCATCATCGACCCGCGCCGCTCCAAGGTGCGTCTTGCGACCGAGCAGCTCAAACTGCATATGGATCGCGCTTTTGCTGATGGCTATTTCAAGCCCGGCGTATGGACAAACGAATGGGCGGGTGTGACCACCACTCCCTCTGGCAATCAGTTCTACAAGTTCAGCGACAGCAATTGCGACCCTGTGAAGTTCATCGGCGACCGCCGTGTTGAGATGATGCGTGAAGGCCGCCGCAGGCCGAACGTCCTTGCACTGGGCGTCGAAACCTACGAAGCGCTGAAGAACAACGCCTCCATTCTCGACCGCGTGAAGTATAGCGGCTCCACCGCCAATCCCGCGACCGTCAACGCCAATGTTCTGGCGCAGCTCTTCGAGATTGACCGCGTTGTGGTGCTGAACAGCACCTACAACAAGGGCGGCTACGGCAGCACGAACATGGACTTCGTGTGTGACAGCAAGGGCGCGCTGCTTGCTTATGCGGCTCCCAATCCTGCCATTGATGAAGTCTCTGCTGGCTACACCTTCGCGTGGGACATGCTCGGCAATGGTCAGTATCTCGCCTTCGACCAGTACGAAGGCGAAAAGGGTACGCATACCGAGTTCATCGAAGGCCTGACGTCCTATACCTCCAAGAAGGTCTGCGATGAGCTGGGCGTGTTCATGAAGGAATGCGTCTGATTTCTCAAACCTAACCAGCTACGCGCAACGGTTCTGAAAAGCTCATCGAAAGAGCGCCGTAATGTGTTCACCTCCTCGCATTGGTGAAACCGCTCGCCCGGATGTGCCGCCTGACCAACGGCCTCCGGGCGCAAAGTGGTTTCTGCCGTTGCGTTTTGCCATATTTCTACGGAAAGGAGGAATCCATCATGCTGAAGTACATCGCCAAGATGCCGTGTCGTTTTTGCGGAAATCCGTTCGAAATCGGTGATACCATCCCGACTGATTTGATTGAACCGAGCCGCATCCATGCGCTTACCCGCGAAGGCGTCATCGTGCAGATTGAAATCGACGATAAGCCCGGCGAGGATGAAGCGCCTGTTGAAGCCGCCACAGAACCTGAGAAGGTAACGACCGAAGAAAAGCCCGTCGGCAGGAAGAAGGACGCAAAATGACGTACACCTACGACCCGTCCGATTTGACCGGGCGCACGGTAAGTCGTGCTCGCTTCGAGCTGGGCGACGTGATTGTTGACGACGAAGGCGAAAGCTGTATGCTCTGCGACGAAGAGATTCAGGCGATCATCAACGAGTGCCCCAAGTGGAAACGGGCGTTGTTCAGGCTTGCAGATGCGGTCTGTATGCGTCTTTCGTTTGAAACTGATTGGCGCGATGATGGTACGCAATTCAACCTCAATCAACGCGCAGAACGTTGGCTTGATCTGCGTAAGCGCCTGAAAGCTGAAGCGGACGCCGCCGACATCTTGCCGACCTCCGGCGCGGTCGATGATTCCATGCGGAACCCGGAGGACGGCGGCCATTATTTCTACGGCGGAATGATGCAGAACCCATATGTGAAACCGCCCATACCATTCAGGAGTGAGAAAAAGTGCTGAAGCATGGAAGAATCGGCCTCATGCGGCCAGAGCAGTTTCCGAAGCCGTTCAACATCTACGGGCAAGACACGGAAAGCAGCATTCGAGGGCGTGAACGCCTGAAAGCCCCTGCTCTGAAGGCGAGCGTCCGCTGCATTCTGTCCGTCGCTACGCCGGAGGAAAAGATGATGTACAGCCAGACCGGCGTCGCCGTTTCCCACAAGATTATCCAGCGTGGCGCTCCGATTGCGAAGGAGCAGGATACGTTCGTTTTGGCGAAAGGCGGCAAAGAAACGCGCTGCTTCCGTGTTCAGACCGTCCACAACAAGGGAGAGCTTGACGTGGATACCACCTACTATTGCGAAGAGCGTGGTGATCTTCAATGGAATTCAACATCAACATAAGCGAACGGGTAAAGAAAGCGATTTCGCAAGTGCAGTCAGAACTGCCTTCAAGAGCGTTCCGAGCCTCTAATGCTTTGCGAAATGCCGAGCTGGAAGTCATGCGTGGGCAACGTGGCGGCAGGACGTACCGAAAGCCGTCCGGCGGAAGCTACACCGCTTCTGCGCCCGGCGAGCCGCCTGCATGGAGAACCGGCACGCTTGCAAGAAGCTGGCGACCGCTTCCGAATGGCAACAACCCGACCATTGAAAGCAGCGTGGAGTATGCCGGATACATGGAAAACGGCACACCCGGCGGCATGATCGCCCCGCGCCCGTTTGCTCAGAGAACCGTAGATAAGGCCGAACCGGAAATCGTGGAGATTTACTCCGAGCCTTACAACATCAATCTGTAAAGGAGCGGCGCACATGGAGTTGTACGAAATGCTATACCAGCGGCTTATTGGAAGTGAGAAACTTGCAGGGCTGCTGACGAAATACAAAGGGAAGCCTGCCATCTTCTATCAGCACGCAGCCACTGCGGACGACCCCAAGTGGGGCGAAAACCGGCAGTATCCGCGTATTGACTACATCGTCGATATGCAGGAGAACCCGGCGCGTAACGCCAGCGGCGTGCTGTCCATCAACACATGGTGTGATATGGAATACGGCAGCGAACCGGAAGACATCGACTACACGCTCCGCGACCTCCTGCACGCGACGTTCGCGCAAGCGGACGATTACCCGTACTGCTTCGCATGGGTACGTTCTGACGCCTTTGAGGCAAAGAACGAAAAGGAGCAGACACCAAGAACCATCGGCATCACAACCATCTTCGACATCATGGCTTGCCCGTCGCAGTACACCATGTGCCCCGACCCGATCAAAGCCATGAACGAATGGACGAAGAAGGTTCTGCCGGACGCGGTTGTTATTGGGCATGACGAGATTTCCGGATGGGTAGTGCCGACGAAAGAAAGACCTGTCGTCTACTGGCGGCTTGCGTCTGTCGGAATCCAGCAGCGCCACTTCACACACACATGGCTGAACGCAAGCCTTGAAGGCCATGTGTATGCAAGAACCGCCGCAGACCGGCTGGTCAATCTCGTAAAGCTCAACACCGCACAGGCGCTTGCTGGGCATATCCCGATGGAAGATACGTCGCCGCTGTTTCTGAAGGATTACTCGTGCAAGCCTCACTTGAATTACCTCTCGCAAGGCCAGATTCAGGCGCAGGGGCGTTTCGGAATATTGCAGCCGCAATCCCATTTCGAGAATCGCGCCACAGGAAGCAAACTGATGAAGACCAACATCCCGCGAGAGATCATCGACACAGAGGAAACGCAGGTTGTTTTGGATAGCAGCTCGACGCAGCCGTATGTGTTCCCATACCCAGTATCCGGCCAGAAAAGCGCAGAAAAATCTGACTGATACATGAAAGGAGATACCAGCAATGGCGAAGGAAATCAAGGAATCCATCGTCGCCCCTGCGACTGTGGAAAAACCCGTCTACGATGCCGCAGAAATCGCTGCCAATGCGCAGCATCTGTTCGGCTACAACGCCGACATCGCGACCGCAGCGCTTGACTTCAACCATGTTACGCGCTGTTCGCTCGAAAAGGCGAAAGAACTCATCAAGGACTTTGCAGAAAGGAAGGTGGACTAAATGAGCGGCAGATACTCCAATGGCGAAACCAAAGTTCGCCCCGGCATTTACTTCCGCGAGGAAAATGGCGGCGGCGCAGAACTGAGCGGCGCGGCGAATGGCGTCGTTGCCGTCGCGTTCAAGGCCAACTGGGGCCCGCTTGGTGAAGTCGTCACGCTCGAATCCCCGGCTGAGATTCCGGGCTACTTTGGCGACGATTCCGGAGAAGACAGCAACGTCTCCATCTTGGAAAAGATTTTCCTTGGCGGCGCTTCCACGATCAAGGCTGTCCGCGTAGGCAGCGGCGGCACGAAGGCCACGACCAAGCTGAAGGACACTACCACGTCTATGGCGGTCGAGGTTGTTTCTCTGACGGCAAAGTATGCCGGAACCCGCGCCCTGTCCGTCACCATCAAGGACAGCCTGTCCGATACTACGAAGCGCGAGTGCATCATCTACTCCGGCACGAAGGAACTGAGCAAGGTGACGTTTGCGAAGGGCAATTCTGGCGAAGTTGACGCGCTGGTTGCGGCTATCAATGCCAACACGGAATGTGTCGTGACCGCAGCGAAACTCGCTGCCGGTAATGGCGTACTCGCTACTGCGACGCAGGCTACGTTCGCTACTGCGGGCGCGTCTCCGACCATCGCGAACGCCGATTACAGCGCGGCTTTCGACGTTCTCGAAGCCTCCGTCTGGAATGTGCTGTGTGTCGATTCTGACGCCACCGCCATCCATGCTCTGGTCAAAGCGTTCATCAATCGCGCTACCGATGGCGGCCTGATGGGTATTGCGGTCGTCGGCGAGCCGACCAGCGTCGAATACGCGACCCGCAAGTCCGATGCCGCCGCCTTCAACAGCCCGAACGTGGTGTATGTGCTCAACGGCTTCTACATCGACGACGAGGCTCAGGAAGGCTGGAAGGCTGCCGCCGTGATTGCCGGTCTGCTGGCCTACCTGCCCGCGAGCGACAGCGCGACCCACAAGGTCGTGCCCAATGCCAGCAAGATCATCGGCCCGCTCACGAATGCCAAGGTCGAAGAGTGCCTGAAGTCCGGCGCTCTGGTATTCACGGTTTCCTCTTCTGGCGCTGTGTGGATTGAGCAGGGCATCAACACCCTGACTGTCCTTGCCTCCAATCAGGATGCCGGCTGGAAGAAGATTCGCCGCACCAAGACCCGCTACGAGCTGATTACCCGCATCAATTCCAGCACTGAGGGCATCGTCGGCTCTGTGAACAACGATTCCAATGGCCGCGCCACGTTCATCGCGATTGCCAACGGTGTCATCAATTCGATGATCGCCGAAGGCAAGCTGCTGGCTGGCGCTGTCTACGAAGATCCCGCCAACCCCGCTAAGGGCGACAGCGCGTGGTTTGTCATTGATGTGTACGATCTCGACAGCATCGAGAAAGTCTACATCACCTACAAGTTCCACTTCTCCGAAGACTAATGGAAAGGAGTAAACAAACATGTCTGTACTGAATAACGCGCCTATTGTGGACGTTCGCAAGGTCATGTCCGGCAAGGACGGCGGCCTCTACGACGAAAACGGAACGCTGCTTGTTTCCACTGAGAGCTTTCAGTCCTCAGTGGCTGTGAACAACCAGACCTATCAGCCGCTCGGCGACGCGCAGGAGCATGGCACGATGAGCAGCTACAAGGTCACGCTTCAGTTCTCTGAAATCATCGTTGAGACGTCGGAGTTCTTCAAGCAGCTCATGGAAGGTCTGCGGACGCACCGGATGCCCGTGTGGAATTTCCGTGGCATGGTACGCAGCCCCTACGATGGTTCCGAAGAGCAGACCGTCTACCGCGACTGCGTGCCCGATGGCAACATCGACATCCAGAACATGAAGGTCGGCGAGCTGTACAAGCGCACTTGGAGCTTTATCGTCAACCAGCCGCCTGAGCTTCAGTCCTATCTTCAGAACGCCTGAGTAAAGGGACGCTACGCCCCTTCCGTTTCAACCCCTACAATCTATCACAGGGCGGCGTAAAAGCCGCCCTGTGCCCTGTAACAAGCTGTAACGGATATATTTGAAAGGAGTATGAACATGAGCAAGGTCAATGACACCTATGAAGAAGCCCCTATGACGCAGGAAGAGATGCAGAACGAGGTCGCCATCAATGAAAACGAGCTGCTCAAAGCTCTGACTTCCGAACGTGTGAGCAGCGATACGAAGACCATCGAAGTGTCCTTCAACGGCATCGCTTTCCGTTTCCGGATTCGTCCCCTGAGCGAGCGCGAATGGGATAAGTGCCGTGAACGCAACACCAAGTACCAGAAGAATCGCAGGCTGGGCGGTATGCGTCTGCCGGAAAGCACCGACACGACCGGCTACCATTCCAGCCTGATTTATACCGCTACCGTGGATGAGGACAAGGCCAAGCTGTGGGACAACAAGACCCTGTGGAAGGCCGTGAACGCTGTCACCGGTACGGATATGGTCGATCACCTGATTCCTTACGCTGGTAAGAAGCAGGCCATCGTCGATCAGATCGAGCAGCTTTCCGGCTACGACGACGAAAGCGACGACAACTACAACGACACCGTAAAAAACTGATTATAGCTGGCGGAAAAGCGCGGCTGCTCCATCACATCTTTCAGCGGACGGGATTGACCCCTGATGAAGTGATGAGCAAGCCGCGTTTTGTTCGCACCTTCATGCTCAAGAGCATGGAAGTCCAGCTTGAGGCTGAACAGCAAGCGGCGGCAGCGGCGGAAGAACGGCGTCGGCAAGCAGTATCCGCCAAACAAAGGAGGCGATAAAACGTGGAGCAGATATTCAGAATCGAAATCCCGGTTGAAGCGATTGACAAAACAGATGCCGCAGCATTGCAGCGGC